GGCACAGGCGGCGTTGGAGCCACTGGAGCCACTGGAGCCACTGGAGCCACTGGAGGTACTGGTGGCACAGGCGGCGTTGGAGCCACTGGAGCCACTGGAGGTACTGGTGGCACAGGCGGAACAGGGGCGATTGGTTCGATTGGGTCTAGAGGCTCTACTGGATCAACAGGTGCTACTGGTGGCACAGGCGGAATTGGATCAACTGGATCAGCAGGTGCTACTGGAGGGACAGGCGGCACTGGTTCGGCGGCCATATCAAATAACGTTGATAATTATATTTTAAGTGCAACTGCATCTGCTACAATTAACGGCGAAGCCAACTTAACATTTGACGGAAACAATTTATATATTAACGGTGCGGTGGTACAAGATAGTGCAACGCAATCTATTAGCGGAACCGCTGCTCTTACAATTGACGTTCAATCTTCAAACTTGCATGTAATATCAGTTGCGGCAGGCACAGTATCATCGAGTATAACATATAACAATAGAAGTAGTAATCCAAGAGTTAATACGTTGATTTTAGTATTTAAATATTCTGGTAGTCATACTATTACATGGACCAATGTTTTATGGGCGAATAGCGTAACTCCAACCGTAACTGGTGTGTCAGGTTATGCTGACGTATATATGTTAACATCTTATCAGGGAACCACAGGGGTTTGGATAGGAACTGTTGTTGCTCAGGCTTTGGTAAGTACATCTTTATAATATTATTATGTTAACTAATTGTGCATCTAATATAGTCGGAACCGCATTTCCTTATGGTTTAGGTATTGCGTATCAACCCGGCGCAAACTTTTTCACTCTTCTTAATTTTAGACAAGGGCTTAGTTATAATCCTAGGAAAAGCCTAACCGCGTGTAGAGATATTTCTTATTATAACGCTTCAAATTTTGTGGCTAATAATGTTTCTGCGACTGATTATTATCCAAATAGATATGGAGGAATGTTGCATTTAAATAATACAACTGGGTATAGTCCGGGTACGGGAAAAACTATTACCAGTGCTGGCAGTAATTACAGCAGTAATGGAACTACAGAGTTCACTTTTATAGTTAGTTGGGAGTACGTAGCATCTAATACTACATATGGTGCTGATATTATTCTAGGAGCATATCAGGGAAGTAGTCACGATTTTTGGTTAGGCACTTCAGGATATGGAGTGACTCCTTATATTTTTTCTAGGAACGGATCTGGAGTTTCTTCTGGCATTTCACCAGTAGCTGGAAGACGTTATATTGCATTAATAGGTCAATCTCAATATTTTAATGAAGGATACTTTGCGATTTATAGTAGTGCTGGACAATCTTATGTTAACACAAGCATTGGAGGAGTAAATTTAACTACAGCTGGATCTCCTGCTCTTGGCAAATATGGTGGTTGGGATGATAATTATTTGCCAAATGTTTTAATTGGCGATTGGTTGTCAGGATTTGAATATACAAGCAATTCTTACCCCCAAGGATTTACCTATGCTAAAGCTGATGCAATTCTTCAGAGTTTAAAACCAAAATTAGGAATACCATAATATGAATCTTTATTTTTTAATTTCAATAAATAGCGATGGAACAGGAACCATATATGAAAGCCTTCAGCCATTTTCAAACGTTGTTGCTGGGGTGGCGCAATTATTGCCGCCTGAATTTTTAAATATTAGCGGATTTAATAACTTAGAAACTTCTGGCCCAGATCTGTTGCTTGATCTAGGTTGGGCTGGCAGATCTGATTTAGGTTTTTGGATAGCTAATTTTGCAGTAAAGCCAACAACAACATATTATAAAAAAATAATAACAACCAACACAATCAATAATGTTAATAAGACTGTTGATGTGACTTACTCCGAACAAGATCTAACTGAGATAGAAATAGACATAAAAAATAAAAAAATGAGAGCCTCTTATGTGCCAGTAAGAGATTCCTATCTTAAATTAACTGATTTTACCCAACTTCCAGACGCACCTATAACAGAACAGGCTAAGAGTGATTTTCTAATTTTTAGACAACAATTAAGAACAATGTTTGATATTTCTGATTATAGTCAACTAGCTTGGCCTGCGATTCCTACGTCTGCTCCAAATATAACTATACCACCATTTCCGCCAATAGAAAAATAAAGTTAGAACTCTTATTCTTGTGTAATTAACTAATATGAAGGTTGTTGATATAGCCCAAGAAATTTATTTTGACTTAAATAGTCCTAGCGATTTAAGTATTGCCGCGATTGCTTATTGGGTCAGATCTAACGTCGGAGCATTAAATAATTTAATTTTTTCTAATTTTGTAGTTAACGAGACTACTTATGAAATAGTAGACGGAAGCGACAGCACTGTGGAAATAGATATTAATGCCGTATCAATCTTAAAAAAGATGTATCTTGTTCATAGATACTCTGTAATCATAAGATCAAAATTGACAGCTATAGACTCCGACGACATCGTAGAAGTAACAGATCAAGATCAAAAAGTAAGAAAATTAGACAAGACTCAAATAATTAGAGCGGTATCCGCAGAAAAGAAAATAGAAGAAGACATCTTACAAAAACTAATAAACGCATATAGAACAAAAAAATCAGCGCCGGTCCACGTTGTTGGAGACGATATTGTTGCTGGGCAATACCCAGATGTTTTCCCATATATCAGATCGGGAAGAACTTACGGATATACAGCTTATTGATCTTGGCTATCAAGCAGTTTATTTATTTCTGCAATTTCGAAAGCGATTTTTTTTTGAAGATTCTGAAGGTCTTCAAGGATTTTTATTTTTTCTTTTTTTGTTTTAGCCTTCTTTAGCTTAGCTTGAACACGTTGAGACTCACGAATATAAAAATCGCTAGTCTTTAAAAGCATTTCGACTTGGTTTTCCATAAAATTTGGGGGAGCTTTTGGCTCCCCCGTTTCAGTTATCGAGTCTTTCGGGCGGCTCGCTTAGTCATGCTTTGCGGATCTGCCGCAGATGCAAAACCGAAAGCGTTTGGCGACATTCGCTTTGAATCTACGCGATGTTGATTTACGCGAACCGTGCGCTCCACATTGGTTACTGATAGAACGCCCTTATCCGACTCTTGAACTGTTAGTGTGTATGTATTGCTCATGGCAATATAATATGATTCTATTTTTTAGAATGTCAAGATTATTTTATTGGAATAACGCTGACTTTCTCTTGTTCTTTTTTAGGAACTAAAACCTTTAGAACGCCATCTTCAAGAAGAGCAGCAGACTCAGAAACGACGGCAGAATTTGGAAGCTTATACTCTGCCGAAAATGGAGCCCTCTTGTTTCCTTGCTTAGGAGAGATGGTTACGCAAATAATATTTCCCTTAGAAGTTACGGACACTTCATTCTTTGAAAAGCCCGGAGTGTCAAGCTCTAATTTGAATGCTTCTTCTGTCTCTTTCCACAAGTCTAATGTTAGATAGCTGTTGAGTTCTTTAGTCAATTGAGTTGATGATTTAAGTGTGTAATACATAGGCGTCTCAGTTAAGCAAAAGATATGCCACTATATTTTCTTTAGCTTTTCTATGTTTTTGCGAGCTTTTTGAGACTTGCTGAGACGCTTTGTCTCTTTGGGTGGGTCAACAAGTAACAAGCCTCTGATAAGAATAAATAATTCAATAACTAGTTCTCTTGAGAAGTGGCTGTTTTCAGGAGCAACAGGAGAAGTGTCTTGCCATTCAATAACAAAATCAGCGAGAGCTTCTAGCTTTGGGGTATGTGTCGCCTCTTCATTATTAACTGGAATAGAATAAGATTTCTTGAAAGTGAAAGCTTCTTCTAGTTGATACTTCTTGACATGAATCAAGATACCTTTCTTTTTTTTGATCCATTGGGCTTCATCTTTTTCGTATTGCGCATGACGAACATCAGGGATGCAAATTATTCTGTCTAGTTTAGATTTAGGAAGAGCCTTGATTTTTTTGTCTAACTTTTTTACCCAGTGAGTGCCGCTCGACTCTTCTCTCTTCACTTTAGCGTAGAAAACTAGAAAATCTCTAATTGTAGACTTGTCTTCTCTTGAGCATGTCAATGGATTAATATTGTACATAGACATCAACGCTTCGCGGCATTCTTCTTTTATTTCTTCAGCAAAAGCCATGCGCTCAAATGCGTATCCAGAACCTTCAAATAAAACTCTTAGCATATTACACAAAGAGTCTTTGCCGTCTCCAGCTAGTCCTGATATTCCTATTATTTTATTCATTTCAAAAATACGCTCCAATCAATATGGTTTTTAAATTCAATTGAATCACTCATTAACTTGGGAGACATTGGCTTTGGCTTTCTAATAAGCTTTAGCCCAGCCTCTTCGGGAGTTTTGCTTCCCTTTTTAGAGTTTATGTCTTTATGGCATAGGACCATGTTCTCCCAAGTGTTTGGTCCACCTCTAGATTTTGGAAAAGGATGATCTATGTTGGCTTCTTCTGGCTTCAATTTCTTGCCACTATATTGACAAATACCATTATCTCTAAGCCATATATTGCGTTTAGTTGGCCTAAATCTTTTAGTAGGTATTTCTGAATACTTAGAAGAAGCAATAATAGTGGGAACTCTTATGGACATTTTACTTGTCCTTATTTCCAAGTCGCATTCTCTAACTGGAAGCTTAATCCAATCTTCCCATTTAACTGCTTGTATATCTTCTACCTCAGAGAAGTCCAAAGACTCATCTTTATTTTTCTTATAGATGACATTTAAAGCGACACAATTAGGATGCACCAATTCGCTGAAAGCATCTCTTACGGATTTAACTCCGATTGGTTGCCATCTTTTATTGAGGCACAGGCAAATGATTTTATCTTCTATCCCCATCAGCATAAAAATATCAAACTAAATTGAAATAAAGTCAAGATTTTTTTGATTTTTTTGAATGGCAAATTATAAATTTAAGATGAGTAAGAACACTAAGAAGACAACTAAGAAGGCCGTAGCGAAGTCGGGCAATTCTGGTAATGCTGGAAACGCAGGAAATCTTGGAAAGCCAACGAGTTCAGGAGGCACAGGAAGCGCAGGCTCAACCAAAAATGCCGCACTAAATTCAGGCAATGCTGGAAACGCAGGAAATCTTGGCAAGACAACAAGTTCCGGTAGCGCAGGAAGCGCAGGCTCAACAAAGAAGCGTTGATCCTACGCTAAACATACACGGCGCGTCGTTTGACGCGCCTTTTTTATTAATAAATGATGAAAGACTCGTCAGCGGAGTCTTCCCAGTCTAGCGACTCTGAAGCTTTGGCTTTTCTCTTAAACTGGCTATAGCAAACAGCAATCCTTTGTTTTTGATCGGGAAATTCTTCTACCATCGAAGAATCTCCGACGCATCTGCTGACGAATTTTTTTTGCTCTTCTGATTTTTCAGGTTTCATTAGTGGCATATAGTAAAGTTACACTAAAATTGCAAATCAATGCGCGTTTATTAATCTAAAGACCTTACATCAAAAATATCAACAGCAACTAAAGTATTGCCGTTTGATACTATAAACGTATCATCATCTTTAACATCTACAACTTCTCCAACCCATTCTCCTTGAGAGTCTAAAACTCTTATGTGTTTGCCAATTAACTTTTTATTAATATCTAGTCTTTTGCTCATTTTATTTTTATTTTAATGTCATTAATAGGAAAGGTAAGATAAACTGCGCTAAGATCTTTTCTTACATCAAAAATTTCTCCAATAGATAAGAGAGTTGATTCATCCAAACTTTTGATTTGCTCGTAATATTTTTCTTCGAATTGAGAACTTGGGGTCTTCCCAGTGCAAGAACACGAAGATATTGATTGGTGACAGAATTCTAATACTTTGAATAGCTGCGGATTGTTTATTATTTTATCTGGGTTTTGAGATAAAAATCTACAAAACTCTATGAAGCCTTTAATTTCTAATTCCATTTGAGTCTATTATTAATAGTAACGTTGAGTACAAAAGAATATACACATAATAAACAAAAAACAAATCATAGCTAAAAAAACAAATAAAGCAACTCATCCAAAAACCCAAACAATAAGGGCAAGAGATAAGCTTTGTTATGAAGTTGTTATATTTAAAATTAAGATATTCTAAATAATTTGCTTTAGGAGATTTTAACTTAAAGCACATATAATCTAATCTTGTCTTATCTGAGTGTAGACGAAAAAGTTTTCCATACTCCATAAGAAAATCTGTCCTATAGAGCAGGAAGCTTACCGCAGCGCAAGAACACGCTTTTACAATGTCAACCTGTATGCCCATATCCGCCTTCTCCTCGCTTAGTGAGTGGAAGATCATCAGACTTAACAAAGTTAATTTGGCTACAAGATTCTATAATTATTTGGGCTATCTTGTCTCCTGCTTTCACGACGAAATCTAAATTATTGTCTGTATTATAAAGGATAACGCCAATATCGCCTCTATAGTCAGAATCAATTACGCCAGCAAGCACATCAATTCCATTTTTAAACGCGAGCCCTGACCTTGGGGCGATTCTCCCGTAGTGGTTCATTGGGATTGCCATGCTTACATTGGTTTTAATGAGTTTTCGCCCGAGCCTAGGAACAACCGTTTCTTCTGCCGAGTACAAATCGTAACCCGCTGAGAAGTTGGTCCCTTGAGTGGGAATTTTTGCTAAGCCAGAAAGAAGTTTGATCTTAATGTCCACGTTAATATTATGGAATGTCAAAAACAAAAGTCAATTTAAAATTTGCATTTTTTTATTTTTGACACATGTTACTTATGTGAACGTCATAGAATCATACCAATTGCTCTTAGAGTACTTTAATACAAACACTGTTTTTAACATAAAGAAAAACAGAAAAGATGTTGTTTTGGTGTCTGATGATGAAGCTGCTGAAAATGCTTCCTTGTCTTGCGCGTTAAAAGAGATGGAGAAAGCTGGAATTTTAAGATCCTGCGCCATTGAAAATGAGCAATACTGGGTTCTTTTTAAATCTATAGAATCTTTTAACCAAACAGTTGAGCTTAGCGGATTAGTTTGCGCTGGTATTGCAAGCGTTATAAATGATATGTGCGATAAATTAGAAAGACAATCTGAAAAATGCGACCCTTCAAACGTTTCAGAAAAAGATTTAAAGAATTTAATTTATCTAGCCTCTAAGGCTACAGTCAGTAATTTGAAAAACTGACTTGACTTTTTAAAGAGCATGTTCCATCATGGACTTAGTTTGATCAGTAGAGGTAACCAGAGCAAAACCATGCTCACTTAAGGATAGACTCCTTATTTAAACTCGTAAGAGACAGCAAGCCCGTCAAAAGACCATAAGGAATTGGAGGAAACTCCAGCGTGCGTTCGGGAGAGGTCGCGTCGAAAGAGCCTTATGAAAAACTACTAGAAACTTTTCTCCTTCTCAAAGGAAAAGGCAAATGGTGGAATCGAAAAAAAGTCGTCTACGTAAGATCAAGCTAACATAGCCAAGAAGACTCGCAAGCTAAACGGATTCACTAAAGCCGGAGATGCGATGACTAAAGCGGGTATTCTTGGGTTAAATAAACTTAGATAAAAACATCTAAGTTGACCTACTATTGCTTTCTCCTAACTCAAGGAAAAGCTATAAAGGCAAATGGTGGAACATAATCTTAAGTGTAATACTTTAAGGTTTAAGGACCAAGGATTATGGGAAATACTAACTATAAGGATAATGAAGACTTAGATCTTATTAAGAAGATCAAGTCTAGTAACTGCAACGATAGTTTTTTGAAATTATCGTCTGGCTATGAAAATTTTTACTTTTCTATAGCAAAAAAATACTACATCTCATTAACTAAGATGGGAATGAGCAAGGAAGATATTAGTGTCGAAAAAGATTTTATTCTTTATAAAGCTATTCAATCTTTCGACGCGAAGCAGAAAACGAAGTTTTCTACATGGTTTTGTAACTGCACAAGATATCATTTTTTAAATTTTATTAACTCTAACAAGAAATATGTCAACTACGAAGACAAGACTATTGAATTCATAAATTCTCAGAACATTTTAATTACAGTTGATAAAAACTCTGAGACTGTGGACTATATTGACTCTCTTCTTTCTTCAATGAGAGATGATCGGGTTAAGGAAATTTTCAAGTTAAGATATTTCTCTGGAAATGAGAAACTCACAACTTGGAACAAAATAGCAAAGAGCCTCAACATAAGCACTCAAACAGCCATCAATTTGCACGAAAAGGCAAGACTGTTCCTTAAAAATAAAATCCAAAGCAAAAATTCTTTTGATTTAATTTGACTTTTTTGGTCTCTAGCTACATAATATTATGCAATGAATGACAGCAAGACTGAAACATCGAAATGGGGCCAACGTGAAGTTGGGGCACTATGGACAAAGGTTAGCAAAGATAAAACCCAGAAATACATGACTGGACATATCAATACTTCCCTAGAGGGAAAGATTGATGTAGTTATCTTCTCTAACAAGGAAAAGAAGTCCGACAAGTCGCCAGACTTTAGGATTTATATTTCCGATAAGGAGCAGAAGCCAAAAGGAGACGTTCAAAAGAAGACAGCTCAGGTTCCAGAAGAAGAGCATATCCTCTAATTAAAATAGAAAATCCTTTTCACCTACCTATAACAATAGGTAGGTTTTTTTATGCAATTTGCTGTTCATGTACCGTTAAATTCTTTAAGTTTTGGGCAAGTTAGTTTTAATTTGCTTTATGAGTTTTATAAGATGGGACTTAATCCTTCCATATTCAAAGCTTCTGAACATCAAATAGATTTTAGCGCTTATGATTTTGATCAAGACTTTATTAATTGGGTAGTAGCAAATCATAACGATTCGTTTGCAAAACACAGCAGAAAGTATCCTGTTATTAGGCTTTGGCATATTAATGATTCAATAAGAACCTATTCTGACAAACAAATCCTTTTCACTTTCCATGAAACAGATCAGCTAACAAATATAGAATCAAATATTCTTAAGAATAGCACCGTTTGCTGCAGCTCCTCTTATACTAAATCTGTTTTTGCAAATCATGGAATTCAATCTGATGTTGTTCCTCTTGGCTTTGACTCAAAGCATTTCAAAAGAACAAATAAAACATATTTCCAAGATAATAGAATAACATTTAATCTTTGCGGCAAGTTCGAGAAAAGAAAACACCACGCAAAAATAATTAAAGCTTGGGTTAAGAAATTTGGAAAGAATAATAAATACTCTCTCCAATGCGCTATCAACAATCAATTTTATCAAGATCAAAATGAATTAAAAGTCATATATGGTACAATTCTAGAAGGTAAAACTTATTTCAACGTTTCTTTCCTTGGGAATATGCCTAAGAATTCTATCTATAATGACTATTTAAATTCAGCAGATATTATTATTGGAATGTCTGGCGCAGAAGGATGGGGATTGCCAGAGTTTCAGTCTGTTGCTTTGGGCAAGCATGCTGTAATTTTGAATGCTACTGCCTACAAGGAATGGGCTAACAAAGATAACTCTGTACTTGTAGAGCCAATGGGAAAGACTGAAGTTTATGATGGTAAGTTTTTCTCCAAAGGCACTCCATTTAATCAAGGTAACATTTTTGATTTTAGTGAAGATGAATTTATTGCTGGGTGCGAACAAGCTATCCAAAGAGTAGAGAAAGACAGGCTTAATCATGAAGGGCTTAAACTTCAAGATAAATTTACTTACTCTGATACTGCAAAGAAACTTCTATCTTTAATTTAATATGCCACTTTATCTTTTTAAAAATCCAAAAACAGGAAAAGTCATTTCAGTTTTTCAAGGAATGAATGACGAGCATAATTACTCTGAAGATGGAATTAAGTATGAAAGAGTATTTACTGTACCTAATGCTCAAATAGATACGGAATTTGACGTAGACTCATCGTCAAAATTTGTAGAAAAAACAGGCAGAATGAAAGGCACTCTTGGCGAGATATGGGATTACTCAGAAGAATTAAGCAAAAAAAGAGCTTCTAAATATGGAGGCACAGACCCTCTCCGCAAAAAAGCTGAGGAAAAATACTCCAAGAAAAGAAAAGGCATGAAATATAAAAGCAAAGTCAATCCATCAGAACTCCCAAACATTAACCTTGACTAATTCCAATTTCGCTACAAGTTGTGTAACTGATCCTACCTTTCGATCTATGAATGTATTATCTAAAGAATTTGTAAATAAATATAAAAACAAACAACCTAACTGGGGATTTAATGGGTTAGGATATATAGTATATAAAAGAACCTACGCAAGAATCAAAGAAGACGGCGTCTCTGAAGAGTGGTACGAAACCGTAGAGAGATGCATCAACGGAGCCCAAAAGATCGGCGCTGGTTATACAGAATCTGAAGCAGAGAGAATTTATGATTATGTTTTTAATCTTAAATGTAATTTTGCGGGCCGAATGCTTTGGCAGCTTGGGACTTCCACTGTAGATAGATTCGGTGCGAATAGTTTGCTTAATTGCTGGGCAGTAGCTATGAGAGAGCCGAATGCATTTTTGTTTTTATTTGAGAACTTGATGCTCGGAGGCGGGGTTGGGTACAGCATACGCAGAGAAGATGTGCATGAGCTTCCAAAAATTAAGAAAGGTGTAAAGGTTATTCATGAAGGATCTAAAGACGCTGATTACATTGTTCCAGACAAACGCGAAGGTTGGGTTAATTTGCTTTCAAAAACTTTGGAAGCTTTTTATGTTACAGGTAAGTCTTTTTCTTACTCAACCATCCTCATCAGAGGATACGGAGAGCCAATCAAGGGTTTTGGCGGGAAAGCTAGCGGTCCACAAGTCCTTATTGATGGAATCGTTAAGATCTCAAAAATATTCCAATCAAGAGAAGGAAAAAAATTAAGATCTATTGATGTTCTTGATATTTGCAACATTATTGGAAGCGTTGTCGTTGCAGGCAACGTCCGCAGAAGCGCTGAGATTGCTCTAGGCGATCCAGACGACATTCTTTATCTCCGGGCTAAGAATTGGGGAACTGGCAATGTGCCTAACTGGAGAGCAATGAGCAACAATACTATCTACGCAGATAGTTACGATCATGTGCTTGAAGAAATTTGGAAGAATGGATATGAAATAAATAAAGACAGTGGTTACGCTAATGGAGAACCTTACGGTTTCTTTAATTTGCCATTGTCTCAGAAATTTGGCCGCATCAAGGACGGCCCCATGTCAGACAACTTGATGTATCCAACAGACACTGACAATTGCGAAATGACAAATCCTTGCGCCGAGATTAGTCTTTCTAACTACGAATGCTGTAATCTCAGTGAGCTTTATCTAAATAACATTACATCAAAAGAAGAGCTAATTGATTGCTCTATTCTTCTTTACAAAACACAAAAAGCCATCGCCTCTTTGCCGTTCATACATGAAGAAACTAATAAAATTGTTCACAAGAACATGCGGCTCGGTCTTGGCATTACTGGCGTTTGCCAGTCTTTACACAAGCTTGATTGGCTTGATAGTTGTTATGTTGCTTTGCGTTCTTTTGATTGCTCTTGGAGCAAGCTTCGCGGCTGGCCTGAAAGCATTAAACTCACGACTATCAAGCCTTCTGGAACGCTAAGCCTTCTTGGCGGCGCTACTCCCGGCGTTCACCCAGCGTTTAGCGAGTATTATATGCGTACTGTGCGCATGTCTAGCTCTGACGCTCTAGTCCAGAACTGCAAAGATATTGGTTATCATGTTGAGTTCCTTATTAACTTTGACGGAACCGAGAACCGAGACACAGTGGTTGTTTACTTCCCATGCAAAACCCCAGAAGGATCTATTCTAGCCAAGGACATGGATGTCCTAAAGCAACTGGACATGGTCAAGAAGCTTCAAACCGATTGGTCAGACAACGCAGTTTCTGTTACCGCTTATTACAAACCCGAAGAACTTGAGTCCCTTAAGCTTTGGCTGAAAGACAATTACGAGCATAACATTAAAAGCGTAAGTTTCTTGTTGTTTAAGAATCACGGATTCAAACAAGCTCCATACCAAGAAATTGATGAAGAGACTTATCGTTTAGCTATGGCTAAAATTAAATCCGTCGACTCCTTGGCGATCAGCAGCTCTGAAATGTTAGATATGGCAGAATGCTCCAGCGGCGCTTGCCCAGTTCGCTAATTACATAGAAATTTACAAAACTAGGGCCTAATTTTATGGAAATTTCCATAGTTAGGCCCTAATACATTCTAACTATATGAAATTTTACGTCAGAGGCGGTGTGGGGGATTTGCTTCAAAATTTTTGGTTTATTAAAAATAATCCAAACAGTGAATATTTGGTTCATACACATTTTGAAAACGCAAAAGATATATTCGACCACCTAGGCGTTTCAAATTGTCATTTTTATAATTTTAATGATATAGATAGTCATAATGATCAAGTAGATCTTATAAAGGCTAACCATGCAGACGAAGACCAGAAAAACATATCAGAAACTCCTAGAGCTTTTTATTCTGAGCTAGATTTTGGGGATGAAGCCAACTCAGTCGCAGAAAATTTTGTAAACTCATTTCCTGTTAAAAAAGACATTATAGGAATCCATCCGTTTATAAGTCAGTTTTCTTGTTCTGTATATGATCATTTTAATTTGCCAGCTAAAGAAATCCCTGCTGATGTAGTTCAAAAAATCATCAATGATAATGATAGAAATTATTTAATTTTTGGATCTGCAAAAGATTTTTCTAATTATGGTTTGAAAGAATCTGAAAATGTAAAGTTTGTTAGCTTTAAAAACATTCTACATAGTTTGTCCGCAGTAAAGTATTGCAAAACTTTAATAGGCTCAGATAGTTGTTTTAAATCAATGTCTTCGATGCAAAGAATTAATACAATTTGCATAGTTGGACGCCCGAAAGATGAAGCAACGGATGCCATGTTTATTAATCAATACGAAAAAGATGGCGTCATGAAAGTTTATAGACTAACCACTTTTGAAAAAGAAAAAGATAAAGTAATTCAATTTATGAATGAAAACATTGTATAAAATGTTAACTAAAAGAATCTTGACTTTTCAATAGGCTTAATCGTAAAATAACTATATCTCAAGAAATGCAAGCAGCCAATAAAATTAGTGTGTTTTCTATGTGGAGAGATTCGGAGTCTTACATTCATAGAACATTAAATCAACTTGAGGATATAGAAAAAAATAATCCAGAAATATCTTTTTCATATTATTTCTATGAGAACGACTCTGTAGATAACACAGTTCAAATATTAAAAAGCTGGCTTAGCTCAAGAGATGGAAAGCTGCTTTCTGAAAAAATATCTTTCTCAAAAGAAGGCAATGTCATAAATGATTCAAGAATGATAAAGATGACATACTATAGAAATAGAATGATTGAATTGGGGAGACTTATAAAAACAGATTATTCTATAATTTTTGATAGCGATGTTATTTTTGAAAAAGATATAGTAAGTAAATATCTGTCTAAAATAGATGAAGAAACCGTAATGTACACGCCTTATATTTCTCAAAATATAAAATGTAAGGTATGCATTTGCGGTAAAGATTCTTATTATGATGTTGCGGCTTTATACGATCAATATAATGTTCGCGCATTAATATGGTCATGCAATCCATTTGCAAACATATTTGATAGACAGTCTTTATTCAATGATCAGCCGATAGAAGTAAAATCTTCATTCGGCGGCTTTGTATTTATAAAAAGCCATCCTTTAAATTTTTGTAACTGGAGAACAAATGGCGACTGCGAGCATATTTTATTTTGTGAAGAAATTCGCAAATATGGAAAGATAAAACTATATCCAGACATAAAAGTAAAAGTCGAATTGGACAAAGAACTTATAGAAAAATATGGATAAAAAAATTCTTTTTGTAATGCCACTCGCCGCTGGAGACGTTTTACTATGCACATCATTGCTAAGAAGTCTCAGGGAAACTTATAAAAACTATAAATTATATTTTGCCACCAGCCCTCAGTTTCGAGATATCTTGAAAGGCAACCCCTATATAGACGAAATAATTGACTACGATCAGCGCATGGACAATCTCGTACTCATGGAAGGAATAGGAGAGCATATTGGTTATTTTGATATTTGCTTCTTGCCACATGCCGCCACTCAAAGATTCTTGACTTACATGCATAATGGAGAAGACAAAATAGCATTCAATATCAAATATTAAAATGCATATCATAGAAGCATATTCTTTATACTCTGGGCTTAAAATAGACAAGCCATTCATGCAAAGTGAACTTGTCGATGGAGATTTTGGAAAGTTTATATTTTTTAATCCCCACTCTAAAGGAGAAGCTAAGTTTTATAAAAAATGGCAAGAAGTTATTTCTTTAATTTCTCCAGAATTAAAATCTAAAAATATAAATATAATTCAAGTAGATTCCTTAGATAAAGAATACGAAGGCTGTAAAAAAATAGACAATATAACATTTAACCAAACAGCTTGGCTAATGGAGAAATCTATATTCTTGCTTGGAATTGATAGTTTTTGCATGCATTTGGCTTCCTCATTTAATAAGCCAATGTTGATTCTATTTGGCGCTCATCAGTGTTTTAATTGTTGCAAGCCTTATTTTGGAGATCCAAACATTCAGCATTTTTTCTTGGCTGATTTAAAAGGTAATAGACCAACATATTCATATGAAAAAGGAGGAGAATATATGGATCAATTTTCTCCAGAAGAAGTCGCTGAAACTTTTATTAAAATATTAAAAAAACATGAACATATCAGTTAGATTAGAAGGCGGGCTTGGAGATTGTCTTTTGGGGAATCGTTTTGTTTACGCTATAAAAGAGAAGTATCCAGACTCAGAAATAACCGCTTATATAGACAGCGAAGGTAAGACTTTTCAAAAGCAAGGCTTAGAAGCGCTTTACCCATCTTACTATAAAGAGATCAAGATAATACCAAGAAAAAAATATAAAGATTTTTTTATTAATTGTCAATTTGGGCTAGACAAATCTTATATTGGAGCATTAGAAAACGTACCAGATGAAATCAGGGCAGAGATGGAGTCTTATGATAAGTTTTATGATTTGCATATAGATTCTTTGAAATGGTGCAATTTTGATTTCGACTGGATGAGATATTATAGATTTTTTCCTAAGCCAGATCTTAATAGAATAACTCCATCAGAAGATTATATTGCTTTTCATTTAGTATCTAATTCTAAAAACGACCACGGCTTAGAGCAAGAATATATAAACAATCTAATAAAAGAAACAAGCTCTTTTATCAAAGTGAAGTTAATATGCACCGCTGATGTAAGATTTTTTTATAAAGATTTTGAAAATAACGATAGAGTGGAAATTCTAGACGTTGACTTGAAGAACGCTTTCCTTGTTATCTCTGGAGCAAAATTGATGTTCTCTATCGACAGCGGTTTAAAATATGCTGGGTACGCCTATGACGTTCCCACTCTTTGCATGAGCAGGCAAGTTGCATATCCTCATTTTCCTTATTTAAGCCACCAGATAAGATGGATGCCTTTCCCAGAGACATGTTTGCCTCTCAATTATGATCATCTATATGTATGTGACTTAATGAAAAGAATACTAAAAAATAAAGCTAATATCCTAGTTCCTCAAATAACAGATTTTGATAATCAAGCTATAAGAAGAATCTATAGCGTAAACACTCATAAAAGCATACTAAATAGTTAAACAAATGATAGCATTAGAAAACAATGGCCCCGGAATTGGAGATAAGCTTCAGTTTGCCGCTTTACCAGAGATAATTTTTGATAATACTGGAGAAAAGGTATTAGATCTTTGCAATTGCTGGGTTTATGATAATAACCCATATGTCGTCAGAGGCAATCACAAGTACTCAGAAAAAATAGACTTATGGCCTGTTCAATTCCCTGCTGAAAGATTTCTATCTACATCAGAAAGGTTTTTTAAGCACAAATCTTTTGAACGGCTTGGTTTCCATAATTTTAAAATCAATTTAAGGCATCCAAGAATATACAAGTTTGAAGACTCAGAAATAAAGCCAGATAGAATTACTGTTCATACTACCGGTCAAAGTGAGGGAGGAACTTTAAGTGATTCTACTATAGATCATATAGCGCAAACATATAAAAACTTTGAAATAATTCAAATAGGAGGCCCTAAAGATAAAAAGACTCCATTTATAAATAAACTTGGATTAAATATGTGGGACACTGCAAAACTCATATCAAGCTCGTCTATTCTGATAGGAGTCAATAGCGGCGCTGGAATGTGGATTGCTAATTGTTACACAAGAGTAAATAAAAAAATAGTTTTAAATAGAAACGACATGTCAACAATTTCTCCATTAAATGAAAATACTGGATGGTTAGATTTTAATATTCAATATTTCAATCAAACAGAAAATGATATTGGCACGACTTTCTCCTACAAAAAGATATGATTATAGACGCTTTTCCATTTTTTAATGAACTAGACTTATTAGAGATAAGACTAAATGAACTTGATTCTGCTGTTGATAAGTTTGTTTTGGTGGAAGCCGAGCTTACTCAAAGCCTAAAACCTAAACCTTTATATTTCGATGTTAACAAAAAAAGGTTCTCCAAATTCCTAGATAAGATTGTCCATGTAAAAGTCAAAGCTGAAGAGTGCCCATCTAATGAAAAAAATCTATGGGAAATGGAAAACTTCCAAAGAAATAAAATTCGAGATGGAATATCTTCGCTGCAAGCTAATGATGATGATATCGTTTTAATTTCTGATCTTGATGAGATACCAAGCTCTGAAATAATTTCCTTAGCCCCAGAAATCCTTTCTAAAAAACAAAATCCAATTTTTTCTATTGAGATGGATTTCTATGCGTATTTCTTAAATCTTAAAGCAACGGATAGAAAATGGATAGGAACAGTTTGCTGCACCAACAAGGTGTTAAAAAATTACTCCCCTCAGACCCTTAGAAACAATAAAGACTTTCTCGATAAGGCTACCAATTGCGGATGGCATTTCAGTTGGCTTGGTGGATATCAAAAAGTTTACGAAAAAAGCTTGTCTTGCATAGAGCCATTTGACAAATCTGCTCTTCCTACTATTGAAGAGTTTAAAAGTCATTTTGACAACTTCATGTCTTCAGATAAGAAATTCTTTATTCATCTCGAAAATCTAAGCAAAAAGCAAACAGAATTTTCTAAAGTCCAAATAGATGAATCTTTTCCCAAATTCTTGATTGATAACAAAGAGCTGTTCTCGTCTTATATTCTATGAATATATTGTTTTCTAGAGGTTCATTAATTGGTGATATTGTAATGTCTTTGCCGGGTCTCACAATATTAAAGAACTCGCACCCAAATTGCAAGATAACATTTCCTATTGCTAGAAAATGCTCTCAAGCAGCAGACCTATTCAGAAATCATCCTCTTATAGATAATGTATACATAACAAATGCTACAGAAAGTTTTGACGACCAAGACTCTAAAAACCTTTCTTTGGACAATTTTAATTTAAAATTTAACTGTTTTCCCCATCACCCGCGAGAGCAAGACTGGTATAATTACAGAAGCTGCTGTGAGGAAACTATGCTAATGGCATCAGAAGATCTTTATAATAAATATATTTCTTTAGCCGCTAATGATAAAATTCCAAAATTATACCCACAAACAGAAAAAATTAAAGATCAAAATGCAATAGCTATTTGGCCATTTGCTGGATATGGATCTTCTAACTCACGAAGAAGTCCTTCTTTAGACTGGTGGGTTAGAGTCCTAAAAGTACTTTCTAAAAATCACAAGGTTTTGCATTTCGGCTTTACTAATGAGCCAACAATAATTGACAGCCCAAACTATCACAAGATGACAAATTTAAATTTCTGCGATCAAATTTTTAAATCTCTTGGATGCAAGATAATAATAGGAACAGACTCTGGCTCTATGTGGGTTACTGGAGCTTACTCAATGGTTCCGCAAATAAATCTTTTAAGTGTTTGGTTGCCAAATCATCACTCTAATAAGACCGCTCTTGCTCCAGAAGGAAATTTAACTCAAAATATACTTTCTGATTCGTTCTCCTCCAATCATAAAATAGAAGAACTACTTTGCAAAACAGATGAAATTATTCGCCTATAACGACAAACTTTATAATGGAAATGAATTTGGATCATTTACTATTGTCGCCAGACAGCTAAACAAATTTTTTTCCAAGTATAACCTTTTAGGCGATATCAACGACCCCAAAACTTTTGTTGTTTATCCAGAAGTATTCGACACTGAACAAAGGTGGGCAAGGCAAATTCCTCTGCTGGCTTGCGAATATTCTTTAACGCCTAATATAGTTATTCAAAAACTCAAAAAATATAATCCGCTAGTCTTGGCTATTAGCGATTTTGCCAAAAATAATATAATAAACTCTGGATATGAAAAAGTTTCAAGCGTTCATTTAGGCTCTGATAAAGATATATGGTTTGAGACTGGAGAAGAAAAGTTTTCTAAATTTACATATTTAACTGTTAATTCTAGCAACGAAAGAAGCGGTCTAGAAGAACTTATTCCAGCATTTATTGAGTTTAGTAAAAATATAGATACCCAACTAATAATAAAAGATGGCAAAAATGAAGCTTTTGCTAAATACGTAGAGTCGTTAAAATGTGAAAAAATCATATATATAAATAAACCTCTGACTGAATGCTCTATAAGAACTCTTTATAATAAAAGCCATTTATTTTTATACACAAACCATACTACTTCTTTTGGCATGAACCCCATGGACTCTGTTCTGTGTGGAACTCCAGCCATAGTCACGCTTGGTTCTGCTCTAAAAGAATTCATACCTGAATGGAGTCAGCCAATAAAAATAAAAACTGAAATGAAAGTCGTAGATTCTTACGCTATCAAAGAGTGGCAAAGCAAAGGAATAAATGTCTTTCCAGAACATTTTCTCAATTTATTTTCTGGTCAGATATATGGCGAAAGAGTTATCAGGCAAAATATTTTAGAATCTTTGCATCATTCTTTTATTAATTATTCTCTATATAAAGATATAGCAAAAAAACACAAAGAAAGCGTGCTTAAAAATTTTACTTGGGACAATACAATTAATAAAATAAAGGAAGAAATAGAAACATATGCAAAAATGGAACTTGAATGACTCTCAGTTTACTTGGTTAGATAGAATAAAGTTGGCTCTTTTTTTCTTGCTTCCGTCCAATAGGTGGACAATGGATAAGCATGTAAAGAATTTTGAATCAGAAATGGCCAATTTTGTAGGGGCTAAGCATGCTGTTTTTGTATCCAGCGGCTCGACAGCTAATACTATTTTAGCCTGTTACTTGAAAGACTCTCTCAAGAACTCCACTAATAAAATCAGAAAGATCATTTTCCCATCAACAACTTGGACTACTTCAGTTTCTCCTTTTGTAAGAGAAGGCTTTGAGCCAGTTTTTGTGGATATTAATTTAAGTGATTTTTCTATGGATCTCGACGTTGTAGAAGATGTCGTATCTAAAGATAAATCTATAGAAGCAATTTTTATAACTTCTCTTTTGGGCTTTGTTCCAGATGTTGAAAGGCTTGAAAAAATATCTAAAAAATATAAAGTTAGAGTCTTGATGGATAACTGCGAGAATACTTTTGGCTCGTTTGCTGGCAAGAACATCTCCTCTTTCTTTACCTCTACCACAAGTACATACTTCGGCCATCAACTCCAAAGTGTGGAAGGCGGATTTATTTTCACCAATGATGATGATGAGTATAATTATTTTCTATTAGCGAGAAACCACGGTTTAGTCAGAGCTTTGCCAAACGATCAAAAGTCTAAGTTCTTGAACAAAGACGTAAACGAGAGGTTCGACTTTTTCTTGCTCGGAAATAATTATAGAAACTCAGATATACATGCTCTAATTGGAAGAATTGATCTTAAAAGAGCTAGTGAATACATAGCCTCAAGAACTGAATTATTTAATTACTTTAAGGAATGTCTTCCAAATGAAAAGCTTTTGTTGCCAGAAGAGTTCCCAGATAGAGACCATGTAGCGTTTTGCATTCCAATTGTATTTAAAAATGCAATTGATTTGACCGCTATTATTAAAGAATGCGAAAGAAATTTAATAGAAACTAGACCAATTATATCAGGCAATCTTCTGCGCCAAACTTGTTATAAGCAATTCGGAGATTATAAAAACTTTCCAAATAGCGAATTTTTGCACAACAACGGCTTTTATGTTGGCCTGCATCCAAAGGTAACTAAAAATCAAATAGACTCTTTAATAACAACCATAAATAAATATGCTTAAAATTTCACTAGACGAAGGTTTTGCTTTCGACATATTGAGTATTACTCAAGTTAAAATAATTAAATCTTCCAAACAAGACAAAGAAAAGCTTGTATCAAACTATCAAAATTTGTCAAAAGAGATCATAAGCCAAATCGGCTTTGATCTATATGAACAAATTGTAGCAAGCGAAGAATATCAAAACCTTAGAGACGCTAACGAAAATACATTCGATTTAGTAGATCAGGTCAAGAAAGATAATGGTTTGGCAAAATTAGTAGATGATTCTAATTATAACAGATACCAAAAGAAGGTAGCTCTTCAAAATAAATTTTTTAATAACGAAGTAAAAGAAGTTAAAATAGGATATTAATATGAATAAGAAAATACTAGTAACAGGCATTCTAGGGCAAGATGGCGCAAACATGGTAGAATATCTACTTAAGAACACTAATTACCAAATATTTGGAATGATTAGGCGCAGCTCAAATCCTAACTTTATAAACTGCTCTGCTTTTTTAGGCGATGCTAGGTTCAAGATCATTTATGGAGACCTGTCTGACAGCGTTAGCGTAGATAATGCAGTTAAAGAAATCCAACCTGATTATTTTATTAATTTTGCAGCACAAAGTTTTGTTGGATGTAGCTGGGAAATTCCATTGCAAACTTTTGACACCAATGCTACTGGAGTTGTTCGATGCCTTGAGGCTATTCGTAGATTTAAACCGGATTGTAAATTTTACTCTGCTGGATCAAGCGAAGAGTTTGGCGACGTAGCTTACTGTCCTCAAGACATCTATCATCCAATTAGGCCAAGAAGTCCATATGGCGCATCTAAGGCAGCAGCAAGGCATGCCGTTAAGGTTTATAGAGAATCTTACAATCTCTATGCTGTTCATGGTATTCTTTTTAATCACGAAGGTACTAAGCGCGGAGAAGAGTTTGTAACCAGAAAAATCACAAAAGGAGTAGCAAGAATTTATAAAGCTATTTTAGATAATCAGCCATTTGCTCCAATTGAGCTTGGCAATCTAGACGCCAAAAGAGACTGGTCAGATTCTGAAGATTTTGTCGATGGAGTCTGGAGAATGTTAAACCAAGATAAGCCGAAAGATTATGTTTTATCAAGCAACGAAACTCATTCTATAAGAGAATTTATTGAAGTTGCATTTAAGATTGCTAACATTGATGGTAATTGGCACGGCTCGAATTTGAACGAAGAGTATTCTATTACCACTGAATACGCATTAAAGAGAGAACCTCTGTCTTCCACGCTTATTTCTATTAACTCTAAATTCTATAGACCAGCAGAAGTAGATATTCTTGTTGGAGATTCTACGCCAGCAAGAAAAGAGCTGGGCTGGAATCCAAAGATCAACTTCTTAAATCTGGTAGATAAAATGGTAAAGCATGACATTTACCTTCTTGACAAGCGTTGAGAAGAGCCTCATAATGAGCCCATGACTGCGAAAAAGAATGGCGAAAGAAAGTTGTCTGAAGGCCAGCAACTAGTTCACGCCTTTCTTTTCGAGCCCAAAACATGTCTATGGGCTAAAGAAGTTAAAATATCAAATACCATAATTAAAGAACATGGGTTTGATTTTTTATTTTCTTTAAAAGGAAGAGTCAAGATCCCTTCTATGTGCTGGTTCTTGACTGACAAAGGCAAAAGATTCCTTGTAGAAGCGAAAGCTTATCAGAATCTATTCCCAGATAAGCAAGAAATTAAATTAGAAGAAACCTCTATAGCCCCAACTGTAGAGGTAAACAAGAAGCCGACATCGCTCAAAGAATTCTTAAATATTTTCAACAAATAATAATATGGCAAGGCAAAAAAAAGAAGCTCAAGAACAAGCAGAGCAAACAGCATCAGGAAAGCTCAAAGTCCTAGATAATATTCTCAACAGAAACAAGGATCACCATTATGCATTTGACAATAATATTGATTATGTCATTAGCAGCGGAAGTCTGACCTTGGATATTGAGATGGGCGGTGGAATTCATCCGGGCATTATCCGATCATCCGGAATTACTGAAGGCGGCAAAACCAGCAATGCACTGGCATTTGCTCGTAATTTTCAATTGATGCATCCTGAAAAAGGCTGCATTATTTACATCAAATCAGAAGGCCGACTCAGCGAAAACATGGTGTCTAGATCAGGAGTTAATATTGATCCAGCAAAGTGGCGAGTTATCCCTACCAATGATTATGAATTTGTAACGGATACAATGCGTGAGCTAATCAAAGATAATGACGAAGGCAATATTTATTTCTTTATCATAGACAGTCTTGATGCTCTCGTTCCCAGAAACGACTTGGCAAAGTCTGCTACAGAAGCCAACAAAACTGCTGGTGCCGCTCTACTTACTTCTGATCTTTTGCGCAAAATGGCTACAGCTTTCTCTTCTAGAGGACATATCTGTTTCTTGATCTCTCAGGTTAGATCTTCCATCAAGATAAACCCATATGAGAAGGGAGACCCGAAGGTTACCAACGCAAGCGGCGGAAATGCTGCTTTGCACTATTCTGATTGGATTCTAGAGTTCCAGCAGCGCTGGAATAAAGATTTCATTTATGCCAACGCTAAGGGCGAAGGCAATCCAGTTGGTCATTGGTGCAAGATCGTTTTCAAGAAAACTCCAAACGAAAAGTCTGGCAGAGAAGTTCGATACCCCATTAAGTATGGTCGCTCTAATGGGTCAAGCGTTTGGGTGGAATACGAGATCGTAGACCAGCTTTTGGCTTGGGAGTTCGCCCATGCGAAGGGAGCTTGGATTACAATTACTGATGAGCTTATTAAAGAGCTTGCCGATAATTCTTTAGAAATGCCAAAGCAACATCAAGGCGAAGCAAATCTAAAGAACTTCCTCGAAGAACATGAAGATATAACTAAGTATCTTTTTAATAAATTCATTAGCGCTCTTAAGAAATGAAACTTTTAAATGTGTACGGAAAAGCGGTAAGTAAAAATGTGTCCCAATATTTAATTGATTGGGATGCTTCTTCTCGCTCTAAAGTACAATTTAATACCAAGCAGTTTCTTAAAAAATACTGGAAGAATCATATAGTTTACGAAGAGTTTCCTGTCTTTGGGTCTAGATTAAAAGTAGACATAATTAATGCAACGCTTAAAATAGCCGTAGAGGTTCACGGCAGGCAGCATTCAGCTTTTAATAAGTTTTTCCATGCAGACTCTAGACTTAACTATTTAAAGTCTATCAAGAGAGATGTAGCAAAAGAAAATTGGCTTTCTTTGAATAAATTTCAGTTAGTGGAAATTTACGAGAATGAAGTCAAAGACCTGACGGAGCAGTTTTTCAAAGACAAATTCAATATAAATCTTTAATGTCAATTTACTCGCTTCAAATCGAAAAATACGCCATATCTGGACTGATCAAACATCCAGAGTCTTTTTCAGACATAGAATCTTTCATTAACGAGAAAGACTTTATCAACGAAGTCCATTATACTATTTTTTGCGTCTTTAGAGAAACGTTCAGCAAAGGCGAGCAGATAGATAAGATTTTAATCGCTCAAAAAGCTCAAAATCTTGGCATTACTTTCAAAGATCAATCTATTGACATCTTTAATTATGTTAATAGTGTATGCCTTATCCCAACCACTAAGCAGGGCCTAGTCGAAGCTGCTAAGGAATTAGTGAAATATAGAATCCGCAGAGAAATCGAAACAACTGGGCAAGAAATTAAAGCTTTTGCTCATAATTGCGCCGACAAGCCTATAGAAGAAATCATAACAGAAGCAGATAAAATTTACAATAGTAAAATCTGCGTCTACACAAATGAAAGCAATAAGCCAGAAGACGTAACTTCTAATATTATTGAAATCATTGAAGAGCGCGGAAATAATCCTATTTCTGAAAATGGTCTACAGACCCCATACGAAAACTTCAATCGCTTATATGGCGGCATTCGCCCCGGCAATCTTTATGCTTGGGTAAGTCGACCAAAGCATGGTAAGTCTACTATTCTTAATGATCTTGCTATAAAAGTAACAAGTATAAACAAAGGCTGCAAAGCTCTTGTCCTTGATACTGAAATGGCAACAATAGATATGAAGTTCAGAATAGCTTCATCTCTTACAGGAATTCCAGTATGGCATCTTGAAACTGGCAATTGGAAAAAGAATGCTCAGCTTTACGCTAAATTTCAAGATAGTAAAGCCACAATAAAAAGCGTTAGCAATCAAGTAGATCATCTTCAGGTAGCTGGGAAACCAATAGGAGAGATTGTGTCTATTGTAAAGCGCTGGTATTTTTCAAAGGTTGGCCGTGGAAACCAATGCGTTATTATTTATGACTACATCAAATTAACCGGAGAATCAGATAAGAATAAGCAAGAGTACCAGTTGATTGGCGAAAAAGTCAACTCTTTGAAAGAGCTTTCTCTTGAATTAAATGTTCCAATTCTTACTGCTTGTCAATTGAATCGAAGCGCAGAGAATGGCGTGGATGATAGCAGCGCGATCTCTCAATCTGATCGCTTGCAATGGTACGCTTCATACGTCGCTATCTTCAGGCGCAAGACTGTGGAAGAGATCGCTGAAGATGGGCAGGATTTTGGATCTCACAAGATGATACCACTTGCCACTCGGTTTCAAGGCAGAGACTCTCAAGGCCATCACGATCTCGTAAGAATTCAACAAGGCCGATCAGTTAAATATCAGCCTAATTTCATTAGTTTTAATATAGCTAACTTTAACGTAGAAGAGCGTGGAACCTTGTCTGATATTGTAGATGCAAGAGCTTTGCGCCCAGAGCTAGATGACTCAGGTTCGGATGGAGAAGTGCTTTAACATTTCTTATGAATGACTGCGAATCTGTCAGAGTAATTCTTCAAGACATAGGATATGTTCTATTCGATCATGGCAAAGAGTATAGAACAAGACCTCTTTATAGAGATTCTGATAATGATCATGTTTTAAGAATTTGGAAAAATTCTGGCCAGTGGGTAGATTTTAAAGAAAACATTAGCGGGTCTTTAGAAGATCTAGTTAGGCTTACTTTAAAGTTAAAATCAATTGATGAAGCCAAGAATTGGATTTCGGCAAAAGGAATAGACACTTCTTATCGAGAAGAAGACAGGGCAAAGCCAACAATAAAACAAACTTCTACATTTGATAAGTCTTTATTGATTAAATTGTTAAGAGACTCTTCTTATTGGACTAACAGAGGTATATCTGATTCTATTTTGGAGCCCTTTCAAGGAGGAGTGGCTACTGGCGGAAAAATGTTCAATAGGTACGTTTTCCCAATCTTTAACAATAAAGATGAAGTAATAGGCTTTGCTGGCAGAGACATTTCTAAAACTTTGATGGAGGGCAGGCCGAAATGGAAGCTCCTTGGGGACAAAAAAGAATGGGTCTATCCAGCCAAAGTCAACCTTAAAGAACTCAAGTCTAGCAATGGCATCATATTAGTCGAAAGTATAGGAGACATGCTTGCGTTGAGAGAAAATGGTATTAAGAATGTATTGGTTTCTTTTGGACTAAATATAAGTAGCGCCATAATATATTCTCTGATATCTTTAAATCCTAAGAAAATAATTGTAGCTTTTAATAACGATGGGCTTTTTACTGGCGCAGGAAATAGAGCCGCAGAGACAGCAAGACAAACTTTAATAAATTACTTTGATAGTTCTCAAGTTAGAATTGCCCTTCCTACTGGAGGCAAAGATTTTGGAGATCTACATCTTAAAGATAAAAATAAAATCATAGAATGGAACAACTCAATCAAATAAAAACCGAAAAGGTAAAACTTAGCGCCAGCAAGATTAAGACTATCGAAGGTTGTAGTTGGCTTTACTATACTAAGTATATTCTTAAGCTTCCAGATATTTCTAACTCTGGAGCTTCAAGAGGAACTATTTGTCATTTAATTTTTGAGCTTCTCTTGACCGACAGGCATAAAAAGTATTTTGACGACCTATGCTCTGGGAAAGCAGGGGTAATTAAAAATCCTGCTATACATAGATTAATTTTAAAAAATGCTAAAAAACTTAAAGTAGACGACGAAGAAAACTTGGATCTTATTTATATGATGATTCAAACTGGCCTACAAAGCGATTTCTTTTGCAATGGTTCAGTTCTATTAGAAGCAGAATCAGAATTCAAGCTAGAAGAAAATGATTATATCATCAACGGCTTCATAGACAAATTAGCTAAATTTAACGACACTGAATATAAAATTTACGACTACAAGTCAAGCAAAGCTAAGTTCTCTAAAGAAGAAATAGATTTTAATTTGCAAAATTTGATGTATTCTTTGGCCGTATTTAAAACCAAAGGATATATTCCTGATGTTTCTTTTATATTTTTAAAATTTAAAAAGCAACCAATTCAACAAGCTCCTAAGCCTACTGAGGAGCAATTAGAGGGATTCAAATCTTATTTAAGTTATGTAGCTGGATATATTAACTCTTTTGACGAGAAGAAAGCCTTACAAAATCTTGCTGCTAGTTCTCCAAAGAAAAAGTGGATGTGTGGTAGCGATGTGCAAGGAAAATGGATTTGTCCATCAAGACTTCCAGCGATTTTTTACATTGGAACCGATGAAAATGATAAATTTATTAAATCATCTTTCATTAAAGCAGAATTAATAAACGACTCAAAAATTAAACTTATAAATAAAAAAGAGTACAATGGTTGTCCATACTGGCGGAAGAATGATCCATTTTTCAATTGACTTCTTGAGTCGTTGACCCATACTAGAGTATGGAGTATTCAGCGATTCCGCTTTTTAAATCCCATTATAGCCTTGGGAAATCTATTTTAACGCTGGCAAAATCTGGCTCAAGCGAGTCGGATGAGCCAAGTTCAATTATAGATTTAGCTAAAAAGCTAAATCTTAGCAGCATTTGCCTTGTTGATGATTCCATTTCTGGATTTCTAGAAGCTTACAAGTCTTGTGAAGACGCTAAAATAGAATTGAGGTTTGGCTTACGTTTAACTGTATGCGATGATATCAACAATAAAACTGCTGACTCTAAAGGCAAAGAGCATAAAATAATAATCTTTATAAGAAACGCTGAAGGATACAAAAATCTAATTAAGATATCTACTACAGCAAGCACCACTGGATTTTATTACTATCCAAGAATAGATTGCAAGACTTTAAAAGAATTATGGAATGATGACAATCTTATCCTAGCTGTCCCGTTCTATGATTCTTATGTATTTAAGAATAATTTAACTTACAGTATTTGCGTTCCTGATTTTAGTTTTTGCAATCCTGTTTATTTTGTAGAGGACAATAATTTACCATTTGATCAAATTCTTAAATCAAAAGTCGAAGAAATTGTCGCAAACAAACAAGTGGCAATCAAAACACAGTCTGTGTACTATGAAAATAAGGAAGACTTCTTGGCTTATCTTACCTTCCGATGCATCTCTGAAAGAACGACTTTAAATAAACCAAATCTAGATCACTGCTCTTCAAACGAATTCTGCGCCGAATCATTCAAAGAAAAATATGGAAAATGAACTACTAAGATTTGATAAGTCTAAAAAGATTGTCTTTATCGATTGCGAGACTTTAAATCTTTGCCTTAACTTTTGCCAAAATCTTCCTTGGCAGATTGCAATGCTTGATACTGTCGGAGGCAAAAAGATTGATGAGCGAGATTTCTTGGTCAAGTGGGAAACTAATCTTAGAATATCAGACGATGCCAGAAGAATCACAAGATATCCTGAACAGCTTATCCAAACAACTGGCAAGAAATTTGACGATATCTTTGATACTGTTAGGGATTGGCTTGACTCTGCTGACTACATTGTTGGTCATAATATTCTTGGCTTCGATCTCTACCTTATAAAAGAGATGTATTTACTCAAAGGTTTGCGAGCAAGTCATCTAGTTAATAAAATACTAGACACTAATTGCTTGGCTAAAGGAATCAAATATGGAATTCCTAAGATGCCAAAAGAGTCTTTGATCGAATATCAATATAAGCTTCTGCATACTTACAAAAAAGGAATCAAAACTAATCTTACAGCTTTGGGCAAAGATTACAGCATAGAGCACGATTATGACAATCTTCATAACGCAATTATTGATTTGGAACTAAATCTCAAAGTTTGGAATAAAATTAAATTTCAAGTTGAAATATGAAAGACTTTAATTCTCTATTTTCTAGTATTAAGCTTCCGCTTTATGGCGTAAGATTGCCCGAATTCAATATCGAGAGCCGCTTGAAAAAGCAATATGGCCTCAAAGAAGAGTCTTCTAACTATGATTTCTTGATGCAAATTTGCAGGGCTAATTTCAAGAAACTAAATATCGCTAAAGAAGATTTCCCTAAATATTCTGACAGAGTAAAATATGAACTTGAGACCATTAAAGAACTTGGATTTCTTGACTATATTCTTCTGGTTTGGACTGTTATTAACTACTGTAACGAAAATTCCATACCTGTCGGCCTTGGGCGCGGTTCTGCTGCTGGTAGTCTTATTCTTTATTTGCTTGGAGTTACTAAAGTAGATCCAATCAAATATGAACTATTCTTTGAGCGCTTTATCTCCAAGATTCGCGCTAAGAAACAAGTAGTAGACGGAATCACATATCTTGATGGATCGCTGATGTGCGACGTAGATATTGATATTTGCTACTACAACCGCTCAAAAGTTATTAAATTTTTGGAGCAGCTTTTTTCTGGCAGAACAGCCAAGATATTAACTCTTACTACCCTAAGTGGAAAACTTCTTATCAAAGAGTGCGGCAAAATTATTGATGAGAAGCCAGAGTCAGAAATGAATGACATAAGCTCTCTTATTCCAAAGACCTTCGGCCAAGTCATGGATCTTAAAGAAGCTTATGTAGATGTCCCTGACTTTAAGAACTGGTGCGACAACAATCCAAGATCATATAAAACAGCACTTAAGCTTAGGGGACTTATTAAGAATAAGAGCGTCCATGCATCTGGAATGATGCTTTCATACTATCCGATAGATCAAAGCTGTCCTACTGAACTTACTAGTGACAAAGAACACGTTTCTAGTTATGATATGAATTGGGCTTCTATCTTTAATGTTAAGCTAGACTTGCTTGGCCTTAGAAGTGTTTCTATCATAGATAGAGTTTGCAGGCTAGTTGGTATCAAGGTAGATGATATCAATTTTAATGACTCTTTCATTTATCAGCAACTTCAAGATCTTAAAACTCCTCATGGATGCTTCCAGATTGAAGCTGATACGAATTTCAAGGTATGCAAGAAAGTCAAACCACGCAATCTTGAAGAGCTAAGCGGTGTTCTCGCCCTCGCCCGCCCGGGTGCGCTTGAGTTCGTAGATCAATATTCTAATTTTACGAACAATAATCAATATGAAGGTATTCATGAATTTTTCGATTCTGTGCTGGGAGGCAGCGGAGGTGTAGCTCTATACCAAGAGCAGCTAATGAAAATGTCCAATAAGATTGGCTTTACGCTTGATGAAGCAGAAGTTTTGCGCCGAATCGTTGGTAAAAAGAAAGTCGAAGAGGTAAAGAAGTGGCAGGAAAAGATCAAAGACAAGATTAAAGAAAATAATCTAGCACCAGAAATTGGTGACATCCTTTGGCGTATTCTTGAAAATTCAGCTAACTATTCTTTTAACAAGTCTCATTCAATGAGTTATGCTGCGCTGGCGGCATGCACTGTTTATCTTAAATTTAAGTATCCAAAAGAGTTTTTTTTGGCCTTGCTTGAGATGACCAAGCATGAGCCAGCCCCTCTGCAAGAGATCTCAAAGATCCAAAAGGAATTGAGGCATTTTGGAATCAAGCTGCTTGGACCTCACATTCTTAAGTCTGAAACTGATTTTTCTATTCAGACTAATGATATCCGATTTGGACTATCTTCTATAAAAGGCATCTCTGAAAAGACGATGGATAAGCTTAAGAACTTTAAATCTGATCAGTCTAATAAATTCGAAGTTTTTGAAGCTGCAAAAGAAGTTGGCATTTCTATTGGAGTTTTATCGGCCCTTATCCAAGCCGGTGCGCTAGATGGCTTCTCTAGCTCAAGGAGTAGAGTCGTGCTAGAAGCTCAGCTTTGGAACGTCTTGACCGATAAGGAAAAGGTTCTTAGCATGCAGTATGGCCCAGAGCAAGATTACGATTTGTTAAAAACAGTTAAGAAGCTATCTGAAAGCAAGAATGAAAATGGCAAACTCTTAATTAAAGAAAGTCGCCTAGAAACTATTAAGAAGAAATACGACCCATATCTTAAGATCTATCAGCAGAATAATAAATCAGAAAGCTTTGCTAATTGGTTCTATGAGAACAAATTGCTTGGCTATAGTTACGACAAATCTCTGAATGAGATCTTCAAAAGTAAAATGCCAAATTTGATAACTACAGCGCAAATATCTGAAGCTCCGAACAATCAGATGCTTTATGTGGTTGGCAGAGTTTTAGAAAGCTCCGAATGGATATCTAAAAACGAAAAGAAAACAAGAACATTCAAGATGATCCTTTCTGATGAATTTGGATCTATTCCAGTTCTCACCTTCAACGATAAGATAGATTTAAATAAATCTTTGAACTCTGATACTCTTCCGAAAGAAGAAGACGTTGTCATCGTTAAAGGCGTGAAAAAACAAGACTGTTTATTTGGAGATACTATTAGTATTCAGACACTGAAAATATATACAAAACTTTCCGAAGTGAAAGAAGTTGACTCCAAAAATACTTGACTTTTCGGCCCAAAAACACCATAATATATAGCATGATTCAATTTTACAAACCAAATCCAAAAAACACTGGTTGCGGCTGCTCATTTAAGATCTCTGCAAAAGATGACTGTGTTTTCGTTAATCTAATTAAACAATCCAGTTGGGACGAGAGCAAGAAGCGCGGTTCATTCGCTGGCAATGCTCAAAATCCAAAGATGTCTGCATCTGTTAAGCTTAGCTCTACTGAAGTGGGCGATATCATTTCGGCAATGCGTCGTAATGCCGAATTCACGGGATTCCACGACTCCCAAAAGCAAGTCACTCGAATTAAGTTCTCGCCTTACATGAGGGGCACTAAGGACAACCCATCAGAGATGGCTCAAGTAGGTTATTCTTTTTCTGTCTCCAAGGAGAGCAAGGAAAACGCTCAAGATAAGACTTCGTTTCTAATGGGCTTTACTTTTGGAGAAGCCATTAAGCTAGAGTCTTACTTCGCTCTTTCTCTTGCAAAAATCTTTGAAAAGGCCATTCAAGATCAAGATAATAGATCAGCCGCTACTACTCAAGCTGCGCCTCCTGCCCCTAAGAAGGAAGAGGCTCCCAAGCCTGAGTCGTCGGATGAAGATCTATGGTAAAAAAGAAGAAGATTTTATTTCACTCCGATTTTGCTTTGTCTAAGACGGGTTTTGGTAGAAATGCCAAAGCCCTTCTTTCTTATTTATATAAGACAGACAAGTACGAAATAGTGTCTTTATGCGGAGGCATAACGAAGCACCATCCAGAGCTAGAAAGAACTCCTTGGAAGAGTTATGGCGCTGCCGGAACCGCCAACGAAGCATTAACATCAGAGAAGCAAAGGCTCGATTCTTATGGGGCATTTGAAATAGATAGAGTAGTAAATGAAGAAAAGCCTGATATATATATCGGGGTTCAAGACTTTTGGGGAGTCGATTATACCATAGGCAAACCTTGGTTCGATAAAATTAATTCTGTTATTTGGACTACCTTAGATTCCTTGCCATTGCTTTCTAATGCTGTAGCAGAAGCTCCTAAGATTAAAAATTTTTGGGTATGGTCTAATTTCGCAGAAAAAGAAATGCATAAACTTGGACATACTCATGTTAAAACTGTTCACGGGACAATTGAGATCTCTGATTTTAGGCCGCTTCCTCCAGAAGCGAAAGCTTCAATCAGAAAGAAAAATAAAATAGAATTAGACAATTATATAATCGGATTCGTATTCAGAAATCAATTAAGAAAATCTGTTCCAAACCTACTCCAAGGATTTAAAATCTTTAAAGACGCTAATCCTCAGTCAAAGCCCAAGCTGCTTCTGCATACTGGATGGCATGAAGGATGGAATATTCATAAACTATGTAAAGAAAATGGCGTAGATACCAAAGATATTTTAACTACATATGTTTGCAAATCCTGTAAAGATTATGAGATTAAAAACTTCTCTAAAACTAGCACAGATTGTGAGAGATGTCGGACAAGGGACTCTTGCATAACTACCGGCACTAGCATTGGTGTTTCTGAAAATCAACTTAATGAAATATATAATCTTATGGATGTTTACTGCCATCCATTCACAAGCGGCGGCCAAGAAATACCAATCCAAGAAGCTAAATTAGCAGGATTAATTACTCTTGTTACTAATTATAGTTGTGGACAAGAAATGTGCGAGCCAGAAGCGGCATCTATTGCTTTAGATTGGAGCGAGTACAGAGAATTTGGAACAGAGTTTATTAAAGCTTCTACTTGCCCCAAGTCTATAGCGAATAACTTAAAGCTGGTGTTAGATATGTCAGAGAATGAAAAAATAAAAATGGGCAGAGTTGCTAGGAAATGGGTTATTGATAATTTTTCTACTGAAAGTGTTGGATCTAAAATAGAGAAATTTTTAGACTCTTGCTCTCACTCTAATTACGAGCCATCAAAAATATCTTATCCAGAAAAAAATCCATACGCGCACACGCCTTACATAGAAGATCCTAAAATTTGGATTAAATCTTTGTATGCATTAATTCTGCATCACGAAATTAAAGAGGACGACGAAGGGTTAGACCATTGGTTAAAGAAGATAGAAGAGGGAACTCCGCGTCAATCTATAGAATCTTATTTCCGAGATGTAGCTATGAAAGATAATGAAAAGCACAAATCTTTCAGAATAGAAGAGTTATTTTCAGGAAGCTCTCCAGAAGACAGAATCTTTGTTTCTATCAATTCTTCGTTAGATAATATATTCTTATCTACAAAAATAATATCTGCCATCAAAGAAAAATATCCAAATAAAAAGATATTTGTATCTTCAAACGAAACTTGCCAAAGCGTTTTTTCCGGAAACACAATGATAGAAAGCGCTATTATTCAAACCAAAGAATTCGAAGATCCAGATTTCTTAAATAAGAATTTCTTTCAAAGCTATTGTTTGGATAATTTTTCTATTAAAAATCACCACTCTATTCTTGTACAATGAACTTATTAAAATCTTTTTCTGTCACTACTGGTCTAGAGCCAAAATCCGCTTATATATATGAGAAGTTCTATCCTTTAGATTTCAATAAATATATTGTTCTTGATACTCAATCTTCTGATCCCAATTACCATTATGTATTTTGGTTCAGAGTTATAGAGCTTATAGAGCCAATTTTAAAAAACCATAAGATAAATATAGTACATTTTATAGAAGACAAGAAGTATTATTTTAATCATACATACATTGATAACTCTGCTTCTATTAATCAAAAAGCCTATATAATTAGAAACTCTGAAATGTTTTGCGGCTCTTCTAAGTTGTACTCTCTCATAGCCTCAGAGTTTAGTATCTCGCAATGTTTTTTAAAGGTTGACTATTCTTTAGATAATACTCTAGTTTCAGAAGAGTCTATTATTCATTCAAAAGAAGAGCGTAAGAATTTTCATAATCCGACAAGCGCGAAAATAAATAACATTAGGCCAGAAGAGATAGCTAAAAAAATACTTAAGAATCTTCTCAATGAAGATCATGATTTCGATAGTACCATATCAGTCGGCAAAGTATACGCCACTCAAAGTTTAGAAATCATTCCAGACTCTTGTTTTGAAATTAAAGCTGGCAATAAAAATGAAATGATAGTCAGGATGGACTACCTATTTTCAGAGCACAACTTGAACGCTCAATTAACTTTAAATTCTCTTAGCATTGTTACTTCTAAAGCTATAGACTCCAACTTGCTTTTTAAGCATAGAAATAACATAAAAAAGATATACTACAAAATTGAAAAAAACTCTTCTCCAGATTTTGTTCAGTTCTTAGAGGACAATAAATTTAGCTACGAAATAATCTCATCCTTGCCTCTAGAAGATATAAATAAAGAAAAAATTAAATACCTAAATTTTAAAAAAGTAAACAAACTTAACTTTTTGGACATGAAGTTTTTAGACGGTCTTGATTTAAGCAAAGTATACTTTAAGACTAATAAAATAATAATTAAAGGAGGAAAAACTTTTGCCAGCAGATGGCATTGTAAAAATAATTTAAATAGCGAAAACGTTAGGAATGATTCTTTCGGTGTTCCAGATAAGGTGGACGAAGCATTTAAGGAAGAGGCTGATTACTTCTACTTCTTGACAAAAGAGCAATTAGGCGCATAATATAGCGATGAGTACTCCCCCGAAACTACTTAAACGAAATGAATTCGGGCTCTTAGAAGAGCCTCCTATTCCATATGTTTTTAATGAAGATGGATATGTTAATTGGCGCAAAATGATTCGCCCCGAGTTCCTTGTTCCTAATAAGCAAAGGACTCAAGAAACTGATGTCTCAAAGCTAGAAGATAAAGATTTACTAATTCTTCTTGGCGGAATTAAAGAGCTTGCCCAAATCAGAGGTTTTACATGCGTGTCTTATGATGTGCCAGAAGCTGGACCAAATTATGTAATTGCTAGTTGTTACATCAACTGGATTGGTAATTATGAGACCTGTAACGTGGATGTGTCTTTTCAAGCCTTGGCAGATGCCTCCCCAGACAACACTCAAAGTTTTGCGCGAAATTATCTCGCTGCTATCTCTGAAAATCGCGCTTTCGTCAGGTGTGTAAGAAATTTTTTGAAAATTAACATCGTTGGTCAAGAAGAAATTGGAGCTAAGCAAGTCGAAGAGATCGGCGCTGATAATCCAGTCTCTCCAGCAGCAGTCCTTTCTAACATTATGAAGGAAAGGAACGTATCTTTTGATTCTATCAAAAAGAAGCTTATATTAGAGAACTTTGATAAGGCTGAAGATTTTAATTCTATAAATGATATTCCAAAGCCTAAAGTTTTTGAGCTTATTGAAAGACTTAGGAAAGCAAAGTAATTACCATTTTCCTTCTGGACAACTTTCGTAATCTGCTTTAGTTTTCAGATAAACGAAACACCCACAAACAGTGCATCGACCTAGACTTTTGTCTAGGTCTTTGCATTTATTGCAAATGTCTAATCTAGACTGAGCCTCAGATTTTGTAGATATTAACTTTTTATTCTCTGATATTGCTGCCACGCCTTTTGCAGCGGATTGAGATAAGCTTTTAGATACTTTAGCTGCTTCTTTAAACAGCTTTTTAAATTTTTCATCAATCATAATTCTATTATAGCAGGAAACATATTAGTATAAGAAAAATCTATAGTCTGAGAAGAGGAATCTCCGCATTCACTTCCGCAAACTCTATCTTGCGATATGAATACTTGTAGTGCCTTAGCTGTTCCTCTAGCTTGCAAAGATACAGAATTAGAATTATTGAAGAATTTATAAGTTGTGCTTACTATTGTTTTATCTGCTGGTAATTCTTTTATAGAATAAAAAGGCCTAGTCGATCCATTGCTACAAGCTGCATACGGAACTCCTGCTGAATCCAAAGGCAATTGAACTTGTCCGCAAGTGGACGTTGCGTCTGTTACTACTCCTAAGTATTTTCTTTTTACATTACTAGATATATAAGAAGGTATTGCATTACTCATGCTTGGATGAATAAAAGCTGAGAATGTGTAGCTTTCACTCTCTTCTGTGGATTCGATATATTGGCCAGCGAACTCTAACCCCAAAGATAGAGCCTTCTCTGGCTTTAAAAATACTTTAGTCACAGATCTTCTAGCAGCTACAGCTAATGTTGTATTTATTGGCTGCATTTCTGGCCCTATGGGAGCAGTTTGATCAAATCTTGTTCCTTGAGTTTTAAATTCTACTATATCGTATTCATTTTCATTTGTTATCTGCTTATACCATGAAGTAAAAGTTCTATCATGCTCTAAAGACCACACAAATGGAGCCAATACTCTCACAGAATTTAAATTATTGACAGCCATTACAAATCTATTAAACATTTCTGCTCTAGGTAGCATATTTGGCAATGGACCAAAACCATACATATTATCCGACCTTACTGAAGTTGGCAACAATGTCATTGACGGAGGAGCAGCCGATGAGCTTGTCAAAGATACTGCGGCGCTACCATCAGGAATAACTTTCAGGCCACTTAGCTCAAACATCTTCCATGAGCCTCCAGAAGAACTTGCCTGAGAAGCTTCTGGATTTATTGTAATTGGTGTTATTTCATTAGAAACTACTGGATCAGATTTTATAGCTGAATCTTCTACAACTGATACTCCAGCATCAACATCTTCGCTATATATTACGCTTTGCTCGTATGGATTTATGTTTTTATTTGTATATAGTTGAGATATAATACTCCACTCTTCATCTAGAGATCCAATACTAATTTGTTCTATTTTTGGTGTTACTATTTGATAAGGCTCAGATGAGTTATCTTGAATAAAAGAATTGTCAGAGATTTCTCTTTGGAAATACTGGTCTATTTTTTTATTTTGAAGTTCTGATAAAGAACTAGTTGAATTATTAAGCAAAGCCTTATCGTTATTTGCGCTTGCCAATCTGACACCGCCGCGCATAGATGCTAGCAATGCTTGCTTATCAAAAGAATTATTTTGTATTACTAATGCGCTTGGATTATTGTTTTGATTGGTTCCTACTATTAAATAACTTGTTTTTACATAGGGCGTTAAGTCGGTAAAAGTTTGCTGCCTTTTGCTTAGAGCTGTAGTATAAAAAGAATAGCCTTTTCCGGGATTTATTATTTGTATACCATTTATTTTTCCATACTCATTTAACATAACTAGACCTTCTGCTTGAGTTCCCCCATTTTCTATTTTTACATAATTTGGAGGTGGTAACACTAAATCTGGAGGAGTTATAAAAACATCGTTTGGGAAAGATGGTATTTCTACAGTATTAATAGTTCCTTCTATTATTGGGTCTTGATAAAAAGCTTTAAAATCTGAAGCAAGCTTGTATATTATTCTTGCGCCATAAGACAAGATGAATCCATTGGAGTCAGTAGTTATTTCGTTTAGCAGATCAAATCTCTTAAATCCTTTTTCTGGCAATCTTATTCCTCTCAAATATAAACTATTCAAATTTAAGTTTATCTTTTCTGTCTGAGGATTTCTTATAGAAGCATCTAATGGAATATACTTATCATAAGCTATATAATTCCATTTATCTGGAATCATCAGCTTATCAAAAGTGAAAGTCTTCGTACCATTTTGGAATAGAGAGCAATCTACTTTATGCTCTGTGATTAGAATTCTTAAATTGTCTGTCTTGTTGTCGTTGTCTTGTATTCTATCGAACACTGTTCTTTGGTTTTCTAAAATATCGACATCTCTTCTTAAGAATAAAACAAATTTTTGCTCAGACTCTTTAAAGTGAGCGTCTTTTGTCAAGATAATTTCTTTAGTTAAGTCTTGATACGAGGAGCTTACCTTATACTGAACTTTAATTTTTACATAGCTAGTGAATATTGACATATTCTTATTCAAGAACTTGTAGTCAAAAAAATCATCATTAATTTTCCAAAACAAAACTACAGATTGATTTTGGCCAGCTAATTGATTAATTAAAATGCATGGCAATATTTCAGAAACAGAAGCTGGATAAAAGAACCCCTTTGTGTCTGATGACTTTATAGAATATTGATAGTCATAATAGAAAAATTTTTCGCCGCTCTTTACAAACTGTAAATTCAAAAAATCAATGGAAGACTTATAGTAGTCCTTATCATTTAAAAAATAAGAGTAAAAAGGTAAAACATTTTCATTTTTCCCTACCGTAGAAATATATATCTGAGAGAATCTTGTTGATATCTCATATCTTAAAGAAGCCGGATTCTCAGGATCTAATAACTCTGCTTTTTGAAATGTAGAGCTGCTAGTATTTTGTTGAGATGGACTAATTATATCAAAATACAGAGAAAGAATATCTGATTGAGAAGGCTTAAAGTTTTTTACTTTTGCTTCTATTTGAAAGCTAAAATTTCCTCCATCTGCTGACCTTTCTATCTTAATATTTTTTTGCTCATAAAAATAAGACTCTACCTCATTCGCGGCATTCTTTTTGAGCGAATAATTGTTTTTTAAAGGCAGAACTTTCCAATCGAAATAGTCTTTTCTTTTGTAGTATAATGATATATTTTCTAAATCATCTATATTAAAGCCAACGATATTATTAAGATAAAAAGACAAATCAACTTGATCATAAGTATTTACTGTGTTTGCTATCTTAAAGCCTGATATAAGCTCTTCTTCGAATACATTTAGATTATTATTGGCTTTATCTATTGGCTCAAGCTTTCTAGAATCTTGGCCATTTTTATTAGTAGCAATAAGCTCTAAAGATGTTCTATAAACCTTGTCCTTGTAGAAAGAAAAAGACTCAAGGCCAAAAACGTTGATTATAGTTTTTAAGCTTGGGATCTCTTTATTATCTTCATCTAAAAATCTGCATACCAGTTGAAGAGAAGCGTAATTCCTCTCTACCGAAAAATAAACAGCAAACTTATTATTCTCTGGGTCGATTGAAGACGAGAAGCTGATGATATTTGGCAACGCTAAAGAGGAAGGATCTTCGAATCCATTAGCTATTAGTATTTGTCCTCTTGCTGTTTTTAAGCTCATATTATTTCTGACTCAAGTCTATTATAGGAAGATATAGCGCGTCTATAACGAATGCTTCATCGTTAAATGAGCTATTGGTTGGTATTTTAAATGAATATAAATAATCATTTATCTTATTGAGGATTACACCTTCTAAGTCTACATTATCCCCATTAGACTCTATCATTACAAAAGTAGGTGGTGGATTTGTAGATATATAGTTGCCATAGTTTGCAGAGTTTATGGCGTTGCCTCCTACATCATACAGTTGCAAAAACGCATAATACAAGATGTCTTTGTTTATTGTCGAAACAGCAGTAGTCATTGCTTGATCCGAGAAGAAAAGTATTTCTGCTGGAGTTTGTCTATTTAATTTTTGAGGTATAGCGGAAAAAGACGATGAATCTACTGTCACCTCAACGTCTTCTCTTGATGCGTTTATGTTTTTTACTGTTACTCTAACTTTTATAGATGTAGAATTATCAAATACAGGAAAATTGCTTACTTTCAATGATCTTGATATAGTTGTTCCATTGATAAAATAATTTGCTAAAGCGGCAGAGTAAGGCTCTAAAATAACAGAAGGGCCATATAGGATGTTACTATTGTTGTCTATTAAAGAATAAGTAATAGAATCAGCATATCTATAATCAAAAGAAAACTCGGCAGAAGCTTCTGTATTTTTTAGTAGTATATCTGGCGCAGAAACAGGATCACAAGCAGGAGAATTGGCGGAATAGTTTTTGAATTTGAAAGGTATAGAGTAGTTTATTCTTCCATCTAAAGAGAAGTTAATATTTATAGATCCATCTATTTTTGCTAATTTAAATAAATCTACTTTAGATATGGCAGAACCAACCCCACTTTGCACCTTTGGATTAAGCGGGAATGCAGAAGGCCCTAAGTATAAAGATACAAAAGATGATGTAGTCGGTAGAGAGAAAGTCAATATAAATTCAAAATCTCCCACATTTGAATAACTTGAATACAAAACGTAGTTATTGAAACTAGATTGAGTAGCGTCAGTTAAACTTATTTGATTTATAGAAGTGGCCAAGTTTGACTCTTCATAGAAACTAGCTGTTGTGCCGCCTTGCTTTATTGAAAATGTAAATACTGGAACAATTAAATCTCTTTGTATTTGATATGCGTTTCCTATATTTGAATAAAGCTCTCTGTTACCTCCCTCTACATCATAAAAATAATTAAATACATCTATATGGACATCTCCTGTTCTTAAAGTTATGTCTATCTCAGTTTCTTGATTAGTTCCATCTGACGAGTCTGTAGTAATTGAAACGCTAACTGCGCTGCTTGGATCGTCTCCAAAATAATAAGAAATTCTTGTTGCGTAGTCTGTTTTTATAACTAACTTAGTATCGCTTTTCTCTTCTGCTCCAATGTATCTAGGAGATAAAACCTGTATAGGAACATCTAATATATAAGACGTTGCGTCTGCATCAGATGTTGCTATTTTATAAATTAAAAAATTAAAAGATATGGCGTTTATCGTTATATTATCTAAGCCATTATTTTGCTCTTTTAAAGAAAAGTATTTTGTAAAATCTAATACTTGACTAGAGTATTTTACTGTAGTAGTAGCCACGCTTCCATTGTCTTGAAAGTTGTAGTATGAGTCTCCCTGTCTATATTTTATGTATATAAAATTATAAGCAAAAACATCAAAAAGAACAGAAGCTAGAATTGTAAAGTCTTTGTATAACTGTAAAGTTTTGTAATTTTTTAATGCGAAAACCGCAAGAACTGTTTTAGCTGAAGCTCCACAAATTTGACTATCTAAAAAATAATAAGCGTTCCCTCCATAATTTACAACAGCCCTGTTTGGGTCAGTGGCACTACAAAATATAGTTCCTGTTCCTGCTGCTGGAGGATTAGTTTGCTCCGCAGTAAAATTACAAATGGAAACATAAGAATTCTCATTTATGTATTCAGTAGTGTCTTCTAGAGTAGTGTCTGTATTTAAGTCTAATTTTTGAGAAACAGGACCATGAAAAATAGTTGATTCATTCAATATCAAATATGGAAAATAATCAAACTTTGCTCTTAAATTTAATTGTTGAGTAAATGCCGCGTCCGCATAGTAATCTTGAGCAACAGAAGAGTAGTAGACATCATTAGAAAAGTCTTCTAAATATTCGAAATCTTGCAAAGATGCTAAAATTAAACATTCTTTTCTTTCTGGATAATCTCCTGCCGCAGGATTTAATGTGTATGTTAATACTTTGCATTTTTTGTAGCTTATATAGCAAGAATTATCTTTTATGAATTGTGTGTTATCGAATTCTTCATTTGTTATGTTATAATAATCTGATAGTCGATTTGCTATCTTTACATAAGATTTATTTATAAGTACGCCATCGCTAACGTAAATAGAATAATTATAAGTTATTCTTACGGTGCCTCCGCTCCCATTTGTCCCCCCTTGGCCAGCAGTTAAGTCTCCATTAGATGAGTATGGAGAGCTTAAAGTAAAACCTGTTTTTAATAGAGATCTATTAAGGTTAATATTACTAACTGTATAAGAAGAATCTATATTTAAACAATTGATTCCGGGCGCATAACTGAATGGAACATAAAAATAAGTTGTATCTAAAAATGCTCCATCTATTTTTAAAGAACGCGAGGCAGAAGTATCTATTGAATTTGAATTGCTAATAATATCATCCAAATAGGCAAGAGCTATTCCCATTATCGAAGCGGTTGAGCTTATATCTTCTATGCTTACTATTTTATAAGCATTGCTAATATAGTCTTCGTTATAGTAAGTTGATTGCAGAAATCTCATGCTTTATCGTTTAGAATTTTTATTATTTGAGATTTTGAAAAGTCTTCAAAAGAAACTGCCGGGAAATTCTTTATCTTATCCACCGATACGTTTATTTCGAACTCTGTATTTACTATTTGAGTTTTTTCTTTTTGACTTGGAAACAAAGAACTCTTTTTTATATCTCCTAAAAATATTTGCTTGCTTGGAATTATATAGTCTTCAATGTTATTCTCAGCTCTTAAATTATTAGTTATTATTTTCTGTTGCTCTGGATTCAATTGCGAGCCAAGCACAATCATATCGTCAGCCGGTACTCCCAAACCTTGTAAATTAGTCTTAGACCTTTCTTGCAAGGCCGAATACGTCACGAAAGAATTAGAGAAGATCTTTGACCTTAAGTTTGTTTTTTTCAAGGTGCATCTTGTAAAAGTCACCTGTCTATCGTCATAAATGAACTGCTTTGTATATCCAGATTGTACCGATTCAATTTCCCAAACATCTTTACCGACATCAGATGTCATCCAAAAAGCCTCCTCTGCTCTTGGAATCCAGCTCAAAGAACTTCCCAAGGCTTCTGTTATTGATTCATTTATAGTTTGATAAAAAATAGCTGTTTTATCTAATGGTTCCACTATCTCTTCCTGAATAGACTCATCTAAGTCAGATTCTTTAGCCACTGAATCTTCTACTAAAGGCTGATCTTCTGTTACCTTAAATACCCTTACGTAGTTTGGGTACTTCACTTCATAAAAAGACATATAAGAACCTTTTATTATTTCATTGTTGTAATACTTTTCACCATTATAAATCACATAAGGATTTTGGTCTTCTTTTAGAGTATCCTGCCCATTTAAATTTGAAATGTTATCAAACAAAGCGTAGTCTATATCTACTCTATATGTTTCTCCATCAACTATTCCGGGCAAAGTATATGTAGACTTAGAAGGGTCAAAAAATAAAAACTTACTTATAGTTTCATGACCTATGCCGACTTCATAGGCAACTATTCCTTCTTGAGAGTCTGTTGGAACATCTAGTCCATTGTAATAGTCCGTTAAAGACAAGTAAATTGTAGTAGAAGAGCCATATCTGGATAATAATTTTATATAAGATTGCTGCTCGACGCCATTATCATTTAAAATTGGCTGCACATCTAGATTTCTTTCTATAGCATTTACGAAAGAGATTTCATTTTGAGTCGATATGGCTGTTTTGGGATTAAAAACACAATAGAAGTCGTCTCTTCTTTTAGCTTTTTTAATATATCTAGAAGCTCCACTAGAATTTAAAATTAACACTGTATTTCTATACAATAGAATATTTTTTCTTACTGAAGAAACCACTGTCGTGACTAATATATTCTCAGCGCAATTATTTACTAAAAATAAAGATTGAGATAAAGATCCGCAGTCCACCTCGATTTGAACATTTGAATTATTTAAAATATAATGGCCCGAGCTAGAAATTGAATAGATTGGTTTTTTAATATTTATTATGGATACAGACTTCAAATAAAAGCTTTCAAATGTTGGTAAATTAAGCGAGGAATTGTTATCGAAATCTATCTGAAACTTATTTACTCCATCAGTATAGTAGAAAATTGCTTTTTCTTTATACTTACTTAAAGATAACACTATAGAACTTATTGAATTTGTAACTTGAATAGCTTCTATCACGCCCGTCAAAGACTTATAATCTGGGAAAGCGTCAACAAAGATTGGCAAATCTATTTTATTTATATATGTTTTATTTAATTTCTTAGAACTAATGTAGAACTTTCCTTTCTCATGATATTCTAAAAACACTGCGTTATCAGAGATTTCTACCATTCTCTTAGAAGGTATCGCAATGGAATCTGAAGATAAGCCTGAATCGCTTTCCTTGAAAAATACTCTCAAGAATACACTAGAGTTGTTATAAATGTAGAACTTTTCTCCACTCAAAGAGTCTGACTTCAAAACTCTTAAATCATAAGAATCAAAAGAAACGCCCTCCGCATTCACATTACTCGAACCATAAACAAAGAGCTTATCATTTGGCGAGTAGCTCTTTAAGTTAAATAAATCTAAATCTGCAAAAGATTCATTTTTTATTATTGGTTTTGCTGGGGCTCCAGATGTGCCATACCTATAAAAATGGGTATACTTTGTTCTGCCGCTTCCTGTTCCGTATATTGCAGTCGCTTTTAAAGATGTGCCAAACTTTAAATTTGGATATTTTTCGGCGACAACATCATCTACTACCTTATTTTGAGACAACTCGATTTCTACAGAAACGAAAGAAGCAGTTCCTCCTATCTCTAAATCTTGAGAGTCGAAAGAGTCCGCAGTTAAGTTCCTGTAAATCTTCATAAATCTACTAGAACTCAACATAGACTGGTTAGAATTTATAAATACCCTATTGGAAGCGCTATTTAAAACGTAGAAGTTTTTTAATTCTTTGTCTGTAAAACTATCAACTGTTACATTGAATCTGCTAAAATTTGGCAAATAAACAAACTCTCTTCCATCTGCAATTTCGCTAGTCTGAGTCAAAGACAAGCCTTTAACTCTGTCTAGAGTTGGATAGACAGGCTTTACAACTGGAACTCCAGACGTAGACTTCACCCATTGACCCCCAGATATCTCGTACATTACGACAGAGTTTACATCTTCCAAAGATTCAGTAGCTGCGCCATTATAGTTTGTTACTTTATTTTCAGCTCCAGAATTTGTTTTTACAGTATTGACAAAGACTATCTTTTTGCCAGATAACAAAGATCCTAAAGTATAATTTTGAGACCCATCGCTGTAAACAACACTTAGATTTGGCAAATAATAATGAACCAATTGAGATGCCAAAGGAATTAATATTACATTTGGCAAACTTATAACAGATTGATAAGTTGGTAAAAATTTTAACAGATCTGTATGCTTATATTCTATTACTGATAATGGATAGACCGCCGCAGTATTAATGCCATCACCAGTAGTGTAAAATTCGTTTTCTTTAACTATAGTTCCATTAAAGATTAAGTATAAATAAAATGCATTTACTAGATATTTATTATCTCCTATATCTAAAATTCCCGGCTTTCTTCCGTAACAGTAAACCACCCTGCTAGAATCCGCTGGAACAGTATCTAAAACATCAAATATAGCGTATTGATAAGAAGACCCATCTATAATAAGTTCTATAGAATCTTCTACTATAAAGCTTTCTCTTATTGCATTTACAGAAAACCCTGAAGGCCAAAGGGAAGACAAAGGATGAGATAAGTCAACCTCTAAAATTTGATTTTCAGTTTTTATGGAAGTGAAAGAAAGATTATCCCCATATGGCACTGAATTATTATTAGCGTCATAAGATGATCCATTATATACAAATTCTTTTTGAGTATTTGGCGCTAAATTATGTACTAGAATTCCTCTCAATGTGTATACTGGATACGTTCTTGAAGAAGAGTTCTTTATTACATATGTTATTACAGCAGATATATCTGGCAATACTATAGATTCTACGTCTATCTCTTTTCCTATTATTTGGTAAAATAAAGTTGTGCCACCTGCGGTAACAGTATTTTTTCTATCAGAATTTGAGTCAGCTATGAAAAACTCTTTATTATTATAAACTGGATAAACTAAATCACCAGTATCATTTTTGATTAATCTATTCTTTTTTATAGTTTTAGAAACGCTAGAGACAGTTACGTTGACTGTATCATAAGAAAAATTAATTAAAATTTGATCGCTATTTAAAGCGTTAGGGAAAGTTTTTGTCGTAGACGCTTTCTCTGTGTCTCTGCTTATTATAGCAGAGTCTTTAGCATCTTGAGAATAAAGTCTTCCATTAACATATGTATCAGGAGAATAATCAAAAGATATTGATTGAGATTTTATTCTTAAAAAATGATTGTCGTCAAAAGAATTGATCCTGATTTCTCTAGGCGAAGGTAGAAACACTTTTCCTGAGTAAGAACTCTTTCTATTATAAAAATCTCTTATTGAAAAATGCTTTAAATTATCATCTTTAATATAGAAGAAAGCAGATACTGAATCTTCTACGCTGCTTTCTGAGCCTAGGAGGCCTTGATTTATGAAGCTTGTTCTTTCTAAAGTAGGTAAAGTATCAGAGACATTTTTTCTATACAAAGATAAAGATATAGAATTTGCAGATAGCTGGCCTATCTCATTTAACTCATTTGTAGATGGGTCATCTTGATCATTTATTAGCCCAGCTTCGGCAGAAATAAATTGATTGTCTATTTTATTTGGAATAGACCTATTTCTACACAGCAAGAAAGTATTCTTTGAAGCGAAAGAAGAAGCGGAAGGAGTAGTAATCGAAGTTCCACAGAAATTAAGATCTAGAATATTAATAGAATCACTTAGATGAGTAGCTGCATCAATATTAAATACAAAATGACTATAGGCGGAATCTATTATATCTATCTTTATCCCATTGGCGTCTCCAATTGTAGAGATAGAAGCTCTAGCTATTTGGTTTGGAGAAACAGTATAAACTGATTGAGTTATGTCGCCTTTATAAAAGCTTATTTCCGATTGGCTTTTGTTTACAATATAAATAAAAGATTGCTTTGGAATAGAAGCCTCAAGATAGTTTAGATCTATGTTTTGAACATTATTTCTCGTCAATAATATCAATTGCTCCGTATTATTAGAAATATTAAAGAATGGAGAGTCTGATGGGTACAAGATTGAATATGTTATTACAGAATTACGTTTATAAACCGTAAGCTTAAAATCTTGATTTTTTATTGGCAGCTCGTATGTAGACGATCCATTGATGATATTAATATTAAAATATCTTGTAATAGTTTCATCTTTTATGAAGAAGTATTCTTCTGAAACGCCTTCTGCGCCTTGGAAGTTAGATATAATTATATCTGTGTCATCTTTTAGAAGAGTTATTCTTTCTGATTCTAGCTCAGTTCCTAATATAAAAATCTTGATTGAGTCAAATATGTTCTTTTGCGAATTTGAGGCTGTTGAGCCATTCCAATTTACTACATTGAAAGATTTCGCATTTAAATCTAAAGCTCCATTTACAGAAAGCTTACTATTAGAAACATTATAAATAGGAAAATTGCTAGATGGATTAGATGGATCCAAATTCACCCTTGAGTGATTTATATTTACAAGCCCAACTGATGGATAGCTTATTACATCATCTTGAGCAGTTATGTTGTTTCTAGTAAAAGTAACAGACGCGCTAGAAGATAAGAACGATATCTGCGCTGTTGTGTTAGCCTGTATTGTTATTGTTCCATTATAAGTGATCGCTATAGACGACGAGCTATCATTAACAATATTTAATACTCTATTTATAGATGTAGAGTTAGAAATAGTAACGCCAGAAATAAGATATAAACATTGATCATCTTCAGTGTCTTTTAAATCTAAAGCCGCAGAAGGCAAAGACTGCAAAGAACTTGTTGTAACCACGCCATTATTAGATATAGATGCTACGTTATTAGAAGATACAGATTGGGCTCCTACTGAACAACTAGAAGCTCCAGTGTTAGCAACGTATCCTTCAAAACCTATATTCGACAGCCCTTCCAAAGAAGCGCTTGCACTATTAGATACGAAATAGTACTTATTATAATTTTGATTGATTGTAAATGCAGAATTCTTAGACTCTGGATTATTAAAATTAATTAATGGAGTGTATGTAGGATTATTAATTTGTTTGGCAAATGCAGAATTGGCCTCATTGCTAATTTTATTGATTAAGAATTGAGCATTAGAATCTCCAACATCAAAACCATATTGTGAAGAAATAGAGTTCGAAGTTTCTTTAACGCTAGGAACTATTCCGGAAACTCTTATGTCATAATAACCAGAAAAATTCGGAGAACCAAAATTTGCTGGGCCTAAGTCTATATAAGACTGCTTCACATCAGGAACAGCATAAGACAAATTATTTCTCGTGTTCTCTGTGGCTAAGAATGTCAAATTATTGCCGCTATCTTTTTGATATATATTATAATATTGGCAATCTGGATCTGCTGTCCATTGCACTTTTATTGGTATAAAATTTACTTTCTTAATTACATCTAGATCAGAAGAGAATACTGCAAGTTTTTCATATTTAGCAATCCTAAATTCATAATTACTGTCATCCAAAAACAAAGGAATATTTGTTTTGAACGCGATCATTTCCAAATAATATGGAGAATTTAAAGCCCCCAGCAGCCCATAGTATGGGGAAATTTGATAGAACTGAGTCGTTATCTCAGAAGTATTAAATGGACCTTTCTCTTCTAATGTGCCCCAATCTGCTGAAGAACCTTTGTCTCTATATTGCAATTTGAATTGCCAACCATAGTTAAAATCTTTAGAATTTGGAAAGCCTGCGTCTCCAATTAAAATTAGATCTTTAGCGTAAAAATTATATTTTACTTTTGTAATTTTTAATCTTTTGACGCTTGAAAAAAGTACAGAGCTAGTTCCTGCCGCTGGAGATTTTTGTTTATTTATTATTCCATTTTCTAGTACGTCTAAACAACTATTCGATTCGTAAGTAGAAGTGAACCCTCTTTCTTCTGTTATTAATATATTGTTTTCGAAAAGTCCATTTGCTAAACCATTCTTAGCTCCGGCGCTAATTGGCGAGCCTTCGTAATTTTTAGAAGTGCATGGCCCATTTGGAAAAAAGAAAAGCTGCTGCGCCATCGCCTTGGTTTCCTCAGACGAGTCTTCAAAAAATCTCGGCTTGATTTCTTGATCGTTTTCTTTTATGCCATATGAGTTATCGTTAATGGGATTCTTATTAAAGATATACCATTGATTAACTTCTTTTGGAGGAGAAAGGCTGTAGTTATATATTTGTACGTTAATTTTAACTTTTGTAGCGTCGTATACGTTCCCATTAGAATCTACTGCTGACAAAAATAAAGAGAAGTATTCAATTTCTTTTCCTTCTGAGTCTATTTCTTTAGTAGAGCTTGGATTAGATACAAAATTTTCTTTATTAAATTTTATTACCACCGCATTTGCCAAACTAGTGTCTGCTATTTCTCCATTACGCACATTGCTCTTAGCTAAAACTAGTGCATCTGTACTATTAGTATAAGTGTAAAGATGATAACCATATTTTTGAGTGTCTTGATTGGTGATGGTTATGGTTCCTCCATCTAGGCCATTCCAAGCTTGAGAAGAAGAAAAATTAGAATAGCTAAATGTTGATCCGCCGCCAATCACGCTTTCTACTCTGAATATTTTTTTAGGGCTTGGGTTTTTATCTGCAAAAAGAACGACCCCAAAAGTAGACTGATCTGCTATAGTATAGCTATGAATTTCAGAATTTGGGACAAATGAATCAAATATTATTGTTTCATTGTAATTCTGCACTGGATAAAAGAAAGTCTGCTTATTCCTTACGAAATCAGAAACATCATAATTTTGTACGCAGTATAATTTTTCTTCTTTTTCAGTAGATATATCTGTAGGATCTGGAACATTTATTCCTGCAGATAATATCTTAGATAATTCTTGATCTTGATTTGGACTGTAATCTTCCGTATATATTTCTCTCTCTACGAATATTCTTGGCTCCACTCCTCCTTTAGCTAAGAAAGAGTTGGCTGAAGAGATATTTGTATTTGATCCTTGAATGGCATTTTTTACATTTTCTACGGCTTGATCGAATAAATTCTTAAGTTCTAGCTCTGAGAGTGATGGGTATACATCAAAAGACGCTACATAGTTTTTAGTATAGTAATAATTTATAGCGTTTTGCCAGCTAAGTTGATTTTCGTAATTTTCTTTTCTAATTATTCCATTAGAGTAAGGAATTTCCGTGACAGATCCTTTGGAGTAAGATATTTCATTAGAAACTGGAGATTTAAATTTTTGAGTAGCAGTATCTCCCCTGCAGAAAGAAACTTCATCAATATAAATTCCTTCGCAAGTAGAATTATAAACCGTTCTAATTTTTTCCGAAATATCAACTCCTAATATTCCATAAGAGTCTCCATAAGCTAAACTAGAAAAAAGACTATATTTAGACAGAGGCACAGCAACATACTTCTCTCCAGAGTTCAAATAGTTAGAATAAAAGTCGCTAGTTATTAATTTTTTAGGCAACTGGAATGCAGGCAGCGCGGTTTCATTTCTAATTATGCTAGAATTTTCATCCAGTAAATTTTGAGCGTCTTTAATTTCAATAGCATTTTTAATATTTATTACATCAGACTCATCTTCTGCTACAGCCTCTTCTCCAAACTTATCATTCAATGCGTCAGTTAAGGCTTCAAAATAGTTTTCCATTTTTTTACCTACTACGCTTTCCGACTCTTCTCCGGCGGTTTGTTGAAGCTCAACATTCTGAGCGAATGTTTCTGATTCTAATATTTGCTCTATATTTACTAAGTCTTTTACGCTATTACTTCTATAAACTTTTCCATCTTCAGAGACTCTTGGATAAACAGAATCTCCTTGAGCCAGTGCTATTGTCTTTGTCGAAGAGCCATCACCCATATTATAAGAAGACATTACATATCCAGTTATGCCTTCCTTAGAGTTTAATTTGAATATATCTAAGCTTATTCCGACTCTATATATATCATTGAATTCTTCACTATCAGAAACCAAATCGAAATTATACATCTCTGCGCCATCTGCGGCAGTAGACTTAGATATCTTTAAATACCCTGAATAGTGATCATTTTGTATTTCTTTAATTATATTAGTTTTATTTGAATCATCTAGAAACTCACCTTTTCCTACACTAATCGTAGCTATATTCTCAAAGTCATAAGACAAAGAGCCATCTAAAAATCCAGAAACTTCATCTTTATATTTAGAATAATCTATGACACCTTTACCATCAGCAGTAAGATCTACGAAATAAGACTGCCCGAGAGGCTCGCTTTTTCTGCTAATTCTATACTTAAATACAGCGCCCTGCTCTAATTGAATCGGTAATTCAAAACTAGAAAAATTAGACTCTATAGACTTACTACTGTCATCGTATAAAAATTTATATCTAGTATTTACTTCATTTGAATAAGGAATATATCCTGAGTCTATGTATGCAAAATTTTCTTCTGTATTTGTTACATTTAATGAGATATTTGTTTGCTGCCAGTCTTCTGCTGCGATACCCGATACATTATTATTTGAAACAGGAGATTTAGAAGTAGACTCTATTTCTGTTCTTCTGAAGATCTTGCCAGTAAAATCAAGATCTGGCAGGAGTATTTCTGGTTTATATCCAGATATATAAGTGTTTGTTATTTCTGAAATTGCATCTAGAGAATCGTATCCATTTATTCCCTTTATGCCAGAAGTTAAGAAAAATCTTGCCTTTGGGGCTTTGCCATCAGGCGATACTATAGAGAACCTCTTTCCGGTTACAGTAAACTGCGAAGCCACGATATCTTCTACAAGCGGCTGTGGATCAGTGTATCCATTTTTGCTGTAGTTGACATGCTGAAAGAAAGACACCCAAATTCCAAAAGTAGCTTTATCGAAATCTGGAGAGCCCACTCCAGCCGCATTTGAAACGAAAGATTTGTTATCTGCTATCACGCTCATATTATTGTCTTCCTACTACATTTGGAGTAACGCCAACGCTATTTTGGCTTGAATTATCATAACTGTTTCTCATTAGATCTTCAAATAAATAATCCCCTACAGCAGAGTCTAATCCTCCTTCATAATTCAAACCAGTTTCTCCGTTTTGTATTGCTGAAATTACTTCTTCTGCACTCATTTCTGATCCTTTATTCACAAAGCCATTGCACATGGCTCTTAAATAATATTCAATTTGTCTATAATGATCTGAATACATGACTGTTCCAGCCGATACAAAAGGAACTAGTTTAACAAAATAAAATCTTGGATAACAGCATCCAAATGGCCTGTGGCTAGTCCAAAATGATTTATTGCTCATAGATATGTCTCCAACAACATTTCTAGGACACGACTTACCAGCCAAAAGATGCACTAAATAATCCACTAAAGCGTTCTCATCTGTACGATAAGGTCTTCTTTCGTAGTCGCTATATGCATAATTCCAAGAATTTATATCTTCGCTAAGTTTGCCTCTAAATCTAAAACTATCCGCGCTTCTGAGTCTTGTATTTAAAGTTACTTTAACTATATCGCTTTTTGGATCGTAAGGGTTCGCTCTTTCTATAGAGTTTATTAAATAAGGACTCTGATAAATTGGACAACTAGCTGCAAAATTCTGTGGGTATTTTACATTTCCATTCCAATCTGAGAATCCTACATATGAATTTGCTGACTCTATATAATTATAACCAGATGGGCCTTCTACAACTAAAGGCAAATCATTTGGCTTCCAAGAGACACTTGCCAAATGTTTTTTTACATTTTTTGATGATCTAGCGTTTGGATTTAGCGCTGTGCTTGCAGTTAAGCATCTCGCATTCAAAGCTCCTAATATATCTCCATACGAATCAGGCTTCCAAGCAGAGCTAGAAGACGGGTGATACAAATTATAACTCATAAACATAGCCCACTGATTGGACACGTTTCCATTAGAAGTTTGATTTATTTTATCTACTAAGATGTTCGCTTTTTTAGTATCTTGAATTAAGGATGGGTTTGTTATTCCATCTAGCTCGTAAACTCCAATTGATGGATCAGAATATTCAGAAACATAATAATAGTCTCCTCCAACAAAAGAAGAGCCGTGCTTTAGTTTTATTTTAACTTTTCCTTTTATGTAAATTATATAATTAGATGTATTTTTATTTAGATCTAATACTATGTATGGCTTGCCCTTTATTATTGGTATAAAAGTTTCTATCTTGGTTCCAATCATGCTTCTATTTCCAACTTCATTAATAGATGGCCCCATATTTCTAAATATGTCAACGCCAGTATTCTTCATTCCCATTGCGTATCTATTAAAATATAATATTGATTGATCCCCAGAAGCTCCAATCTTCAATTCGTAATCCACCAAAGAGACTCTATCTGCCATTCTTACATTGCTAGATATAAATTTTCTAGCTGATTCATATACTGGATTTGCGCTAACATAGGCGTCATTCTGATACAACGTGTTTTTTGTGAAGTTATACGCTACTCCATATCTAATATAATTAGTAAAAACCGTCTTGGCAGAATCGCATCTAAAGTGGCCAACTGGATCCATTTGCCCAGCATCAGCTCCCATCCCTTCTGTAGTAGCGACTCTCATCATTACATAAGCATCTGCTGCATTGGGTTTCATTTCCAATACATGAGCAAATTTTATAAATATTGAGAAATTTTCCTGAGATGTTTCTGGAGTTTTTATCTTATACCCTAATGATACAGTTCCAAAAGAGCTTGAGGTTGGAACGCTTACATTTTGCGATCCTCTTACTTTGAAGCTTACCTCTCCTTTAACTGGGTATTTAAAGTAGTGAATTTTATTGAATTGAAATATTCTATACTGGGCTTCTTCAGATACGTTAGCATTGTTTACTACTCCAGTTCTATTTGATATTTTGTATATATCTTCCTGTAGCATTGGAATGCTTTCATAAATAACATTATTTACATAAACATCTATAAACATCCCTGCTAATAACCGACCTTCTTGACCAGTAAATCTTACAGCTATATCTGAAGTTTGAATAAAGATAGCCGACAAACAAAATCTATTCTTATCTACAGAAGGATTTGGATTAGTATAAAAAACTGTTTGGTCTTTAGTTTGACCGCTAAAATAGAAATTATTGTTGTTTTGAGTCTGTATTATATTTTCTTTATTCTCAAATGCTAATGGGTAAGACCAATAAAAGCTGGCTGGACCTTCTGGGAAAAGTTCTGGATAACCAAAAGAATCATATTTTATTTTATAGTTACCGAAGTTGTCTCTTTTCGGGGTTTTGCCATCTGCTTGCAACTCATACTTTGGCTGGGAATAGTTTGGAGCTAATAAAAATTGTCTAGAAAAGAAAGTTTCGAAATCGAAACCATCAACAGTAACATCTTTGCCGCTAAGATTATGTTTAGCTCTCTGGTCTTCTGTTCCTCTAAAATAACTAAGATAATAGAATATAGCCTGCTCTATCTGATCTTTGGCAGCGTTCTTCTTTCTAAAAACCCCACCTTTCCCGTCTGGTTTTGGGACATAGCTTGGAGCATACCTTCCCATAGAAAGAGCTTCTGTAACGTATCTCAAATGTCTTCTTGCAGCCGCTGATATTCCAAGAGAAACAAGCGACAGCTCTTTTGTTGACGGGCTTAGAGCATTCCTTTGCAAATATTTATAATTAGGTATAAAAGCAGCGCATCCTCTTTGTAATTGAGAGTCGTACCAAACTCTGTTTAGATTCGCATCTCCGCTTATATTTCTAGGCATATCCCTTGGAATAGCTATCTCTAATCCTCCTAGTCTTATTGGCTCTGACCAATATCCATGAATTCCATCTTTAGTATCGTCTTTTGTGCCATCGGCTTTTACTGTTCTTGATTTATTGCCGAATATCCAAGCCATGAATGGGTTTGCTATGTTTGCTCCTTGAGCTTCTCCAGCCTGCACTTCAGGCCATCCAAATTTGCCCCAAGTCATTTTGGGCTCTAAATTGGCATAAAATTTAAACCATTCATCCTGAGCCGGGAAAGCAGAGTCTTGTGGATTTCTTACTCCTCTAAAAGTAGAATAAGCATAATAAAAAATTCTCCAAGCGCAATCTCCGATTCCTAACATTATTTTCTCATTTATAGCTTGCGCTAGTCTATTATGATCGTAATGGCTTGTTGATTTGTTAACTGCTACTTTTTTAGCTTTAGTAAATTCCATATATTAACTCCATACTCCTACTCCTCCGCCGCCTCCTGTAGATTGACTTTTTACACTTCTGCCTATCATATTTGCATCTCTTCTAGTTATGTAAGAGACCAAAGATTTATTAGTTACAGCCTGTCTAGAGGCTGAAGCATTTGGTATTTGATATATTGTGCTTCCTGTGGTTTCTTGAGAGCTTAATACTCTTAATTTTTCTCCATAATCATAATCTTTTGTTAAGCTGCCTTTTTTATTGATAAACTGCTGAGGCATTGTCACCACTGTAAATACAACGTTATTCGGCAAAGAGCTATAAGCTCCAATTCCTAAATTTCCAGAATTAGGCAAGGAGGAAGTCGCAAAAAATTTGTTTAAATCAAAATGAGTATTAACGCAAAGTATTAGCCCGCTTTTATAATTTATAAAATCGTCTTTAAATTCAGCGTAAGCTTGAAGACCTATTTGATTCAAAACCGCAGTGTCAAGTATTGGATTTTTTATGGTTGATAAACCGGTCTGTGTTTTGCTTTTATTATAAGAAGCAATATAAAGAAATGGATTTTCGCCTTTTAATTGAGAGGTAGGGATTGGCATATTATTTTAATCCTGTTATATATCTTTCTATTATATTATTGTTTGCGCCGCTGATTGACAATTTTGCTACTAATGGATACTCATCAAAAGACGTATCATAAGAAACTTTAATATTTACGCTGCTATTAGTAGACAAGGAAACATTATTTCTTACATAGTTTAACCCGCTTATATAATTATTATCTGAATAACTGGAATAATTATAATTTAAACCAGTAAATAAATCGAAAAAGCCTGTAAAGCTCTTGGTGTAAAAAGAAGTCAAAGCCAACCCAGAAGCATTAGCTGATGGTTGATTATTGATAATTCCAGTTCCTCCTGAGAAAATTACCGCTGGAGCAGATGTATATCCAGAACCATAAGATGTCATTTGGATGTCTATCACCTTATCGTAATCTACGCTGGTTACGCCAAGAATTGCTGTGCCAGAAGCTAAAGATCCACCTCCACCACTAAAAATTACAGTGGGAGGGCTTAAATATCCGCTGCCGCCATCTATAATATTTACATCCGTAATTTGCCCAAGATACCCTGTAACTCCAGAGCTATAGCTCAAAGAAATATTTAAAGGTAAAGACGCTGGAACAAGAGTAAGATCATTAGTATTGTAACCATAATCAAGCTCAATTTCTCCATATTTAGTTATTCCGCTTTCTAATAAAATATTTGATACGCTATTTAAAGTATCTAATCCATCTGCAAGGTTAAAAGTATAATTAAGATAAGGTACTTCTACTCCTGAGATTTGAATAGAGTTATCATAACTTCCAGCAGAAGTGTGAATTGCATAATCCGACAAAAAGGCTCCTACGCCAGTAACATTTTGCCCAATTAATACTTGCCCGCTAGAGGTCGACGTTATGAATCCAGTTGGGAAAGATTTAAAATAAAAAGTAGAGCCATCTTCGAACTCTCCTGATAAAACTTGCAATCCACTTGGAGAACTTGTTGATAAGTATCCAGTTATATCTAGACCTGTTATAAAAGTTTGATTTGTTGATAGAGTTAAGCTAGGCTTATTCGCTCTAATAGTCAAAGTGGAGTCAATTGTAGCTCCTGTTGTATTTATATAGAATCTTTCTGCGTAAAAATTACTCTTAGAACCAGAAAAAATAATTCTATCATTATTAACTATATAATCATAAAAAGATCCAGAAAAATTACTTTCTATATTTACTTGAGCATTTGGAATGTAAGAAAAGAAGTACCTTCCATCATTGTCGTAAATTTTTCCGCTGATAAAAGAAAATTTATAAGTTTGGCCTTGGCCGCTAAATCCCATTTCTGATACCCCAGTGCAAGAATCAAAAGAAGCGTCAAAGTTAAAAGAAAACTTGTTGTCTCTAAGAACCTTTCTAAAAGTATTTCCAGAAATAATCATTATTTAAATAGGTTTGTATTTTGGAGTTTGATATTCGGTCTATTTTTATATATTAAAGTTTCTAACTTGTCTAATCTAGGGGGCCTGCTTTGGAATTCGCATTGAATATTCAATCCGCTTTCGCCAATAGTGATGTTTAATTTCGTAAGCCCATTCTTAACATTCAATAACTCTTTAAGCGCTGTGGATATTTTAGCGCAAAAAATATCATTAGAATAAGACACGGCAGGCTCTCTCAAAGAGTTGCTCCTATCGTCATAGTAAGATTTTAAAATATTATGGAACTGCTCAAATGTTTTAAACTCGTATTTGGGGCTATCTGCTGTGTCATTGTAGCCTTGATAATCCATAATGAATGGAGTTTTGTTTTTTATTTGGGTATCTATGAATGTAGATGAAGTATATACAGGCTGAGACTGATCAGCAAAAAGTTCTCTCACGTTTGAGGTCACATTGTTAACAAATAAATCTAATGAGAAAGTTTCATTTTCTATTATTTTTTGTATGTCTCCAGCGTCTTCCAAGCCTCCTCTTATGTAATTTTGGAAAGGCAAATATATTTGAGAAGATGTTTTGCTTAAAAGTCTTATGTTGTAAGTCCTTTGAGATGGCAGAGTAATCGTTTCCGTAATAGGCGTCATCGAAGTGTAGCGAATTGGATTTGGATTCTTGACGCTTTGTATTAATATATTTCCAAGATTAGTTGGAGTTAAAGTAATAAACCCATTAGAAGACATTAAAGATTTAGTTACATTAGATTGCATTATTGCTTGGCTTGGAACTGCTCTTCTAATAAAAAGTCTTTGGCAGGAGAATGGGTCAGGTCCGCTTGCTGCTTGCAATTCAGCAGAGTTATTTTGTTTGATTAACTTTTCTTCGGTCGGCAAAATACAAGTTGTGTAAAGAACAGTTTTATTGCATACGTTCTTTGTTAAATTAATTACTCTTTCATTTCCTTTAGCAAGTTGCCCACTTATGGCTTGGCATCTCTCTCTTACTGAATTTTGAAATTCTATTGGGTTAGTATAAATTGGAAACGCTATCTCTTGGAATGTGAAAATATTAGATTTAAATCCAGCTATCAACCCAAATTTATAATCAGATAATGGAACGCTTGTTACATTGATTGGTAATGCAGTTTGCAACGCTCCAAATGAAACTGGAGACATTTGTTTAAAAACTGGAGTATAGATGTCTGCCAAATCTATTTGGAAAAGCTCAGAGCTTGGTTCTATCCTGTATTCTATAGATTGGATCTCTTTAACAAGCTCAGCTAAAACTCCATAAGAAGCGTTTGGTCTAGCGGTGTAGAATCTAAAATTTTTGGAAGCCGATAGATTACTGATATATTTTTGATAAGACACAGAAGCTTCTGAGCAGGCTCTTCGCACATCTGTTCTCAATTTATTAAACTCAGAGTAAGCATCGTAGTATCTTTCTGTCCCTGAGAATAAGCTATTTATTTGACTCAATAGATATTGAGCCTGCTGGAATGCTTCTATTTTATATAATTGATCTGAATATACTTTTTGGACTTGAGGGACAGTGGTGATCTCGTATTTTGCGTAATAATTTTCGTTTGCAATAGATCCTTCTTGGAATGAAAATTCATCTGTCCAATAATGCTTGCCTATAAATTCAGCTATAAAGCTTTCTATTTTTTCTACTTGAGTGGCTAATTCCGCATTAAAAAAGCCTAGATTAAAATTTAAAAGAGGCTGACCAGTTAAACTATCGTAAAGCAAATCAGCTTGTACTTCTAGCACTTTAGATACAGCTTCTTGAAATATTAAGCTTGTATTGTCAGCTATAGGCAATTGAGAGTATGGATTATTTGGATTATCACTCTTCAAAGGAACGAATCCTAAAGCCTGATAAGCTCCCAATCCATAGTTGTATATTTGCCTTAATCTAGGAGAGTATTTTCCAAGAACAGCAGAAGTAATTACTTGATTATATGTTCTTTTTGTTCCGCAAAAATCCAATCCATTAGAACTCCAATTCGAAAAAAATTGAGGAAATATTTCATTTAGATTTATGGCGTAAAAATTTCTATCTCCTAAAGACTGCTCAAAAGAAAGGTCTTGTGTCTTGGCGTCTTTGAAATAGTAAGAAGAGTATAGCTTTAAAACTTTTTCGCTTAAGTCAAAATCAAAATTTTGAGATTTAATAACGAAATCTTTTTGGTCTTGAGCTTCTAAATCCTCAAAACTAAGTTTAGTTTTCAGAACAGATTCTTTAGCCGCTGGGCTAGATAAGTCTATTCCTTTTATTAATATCGAGTTCCCTACGGTATAATCTACAGTATAAGCAAAAGAGTAATCGTCGCACCATTGGTTTAGTACGTCTTTTAGTGTTCCATGATATTTCTTTTTTATTCTTCCTCTAGATTTATCTTGTAGCGAGTAGTAGTCTACGCCTTCTTTGGGTACTCCGCCGGGAGGCAATGGCTCAGAATAAATACTTATTCCCAACGCTGGATTTTTTAATGCAGCCAGTAAAGACTTAAAAGAATAAATAACATCAGCAGATTCGCATGGGCTATCTTTAAAATCTTCTTCTCCTAATATGATTACAGCGCCATATCCATTTACTACGCTTTTATTTTGATCTTTTGATTTTAAAATTATGTAATTAATCTTATCTTTTGTTTTGTTTGAGTCTACGATTACGTCTACAAGATTTCTGTCTACATTAAGCTTATTGGCCAATTGTTCTTCTGAGAAATGTAATAGCTGGCTGAAATTTCTTATAGTCCTTGTGCCGCCGGAGTCTCCATTTACTGCTGGGCAGCTTAATTGCAATTTGTCTATTATTGCTGGTCTTTCTGATCTCTCATCAACAGCCACCTCTTCTCCCAGAATACCTACGTAAATTTTACTTAATACAAAAGAAGCGTCTTTAAAAGAGACAGTTAGTATTTTTTCGTTATTTTTCTTGCTTAGCGAATAAGAAGCTATTCTAAAATTCTTTAAATCATAACAAGATTTTCCATCTCCATCTAATATAGAAATGTTATAACTGGTATTGATTCCCATATACTGCTCGTCTAGCTGGAAATCTTTATCTACTATTTGGGATATAATGCTTGGCGTTCCTACGTTTCCTTTTGATGCCAATTCAGAAGCTTTAGATAGATTTTTTGACGCTATATTAGAATTTAGAATAGCTATATCGCTTTTTCTTTTCGAATTTATAGTGTCATTTGTTTTAACATTTTTTAGCGTTCTATTCAATGCTAAATTTAGGATTAGGCCAGTTGGTTGGCCATTAAAGCCTATGTCAAGAGACATGTTATATACATATCCATTGAAAAGCTTATTTCCTAAATTTTGCACTTGAGCTACGCCACCAGAAGACGTATACTGCGTTCTAGAAATATTAACGCTGCTATTATTTTGTACTTGTCTTTGAGCCATATCCCTTATGATACATTACACGTTAAAAAAACCCGTGTCATTATTATAAATGATATCAGATAGCGGCTCCAAAGAAAATGTAGAATACTTAAGGCTAAAATCAGCCACCTTTTCGTAATCTAATAGCTTAATTTGCCTTAACCCATTGACCCAAATCTGCTCGTCTATCAATTTTATGTTGGAGTCAAAATTATTATCATTATATCCAGTATATCTTACGAGATTTTGATTATGTTTAGGCATCAACATTAGATCGCCATCAATAAGATCTGAAGTTGTTATTATTACAGAAGCTCCTGACGCAGAGTAGTTTACTCCTGAAATCAATTTATTTCCATTTAAATATAAGTCTCTATTGCTAACGTAAGAAGAAGAAAGTGTTTTAGTTCCTGAAGAAACATCTCCAGTAGTTATTCCAGTTATAGATGTGGTCCCGTAGATGATGTCGTAAATTGGAAAATCTGACATATCAAAAAATCCATCAGTATCTATAGCATTACCAGAAACAGTAAAATCTCCACTCATAGAAGGAGATAGTTGACTAACATATGGTTGAGCCAATCCATTGGCGTAAAAATTTATAGTTTCTCCGCTTCCGGTAGTTAATATAGAATACTTTAGCGTACTTATTGAATAGTTGGGAATAAGATTTAAGTCATCATTATTTCGGCCAGAAAAAGAATAAACTTCTTTAGCTGAAGAGTCAAAATTATTTAATAATACAATCTTAGAGTTGGCGAAAGTCGATATGTATCCATAGTCATAAATTCCGCTTGGCCTATTGTAAGTTAATATTTCAGATTGTCCGGTTGTTGTTCCTGTTATTTCTACCGCAACTGTGTCATAAATATATCCAGTGACTCCAGAGTACGCGTATTTATTAATTGTTCCTCCATCCACTTCTTCTGTACCAGCCAAGTACTCCACATATCCTGTTACTCCTGTTCCTACAACTACTGTTTGCAACTCTACTCCTGTTACAGCTTGGAAAGTCTCTAATGAAGTAACAAATTCTCCAGTTTGATAAGATGAGCAATAGAAAGATTTCGCAAAAGTATTCCTTTCTGCAAAACCTAGCCCCACATTGAACATCATAAAGCTATCCATTTTGCCACTAAAATTTTTGTACGCTTGGCCAGAAAATCCAAGTCCACCTAAATAAAATTTATCCGAATAAGAATAGTCTATTAAAGAAAATTTATTATCAGCAGATATTTTATTAAGAGAGTCGTCGAACTGATGCAATCCTATAAATAAATTAGAGTCAATCTTAGAAACTGAAACTAAATTTTTGTTATCTAGTTCTTGATTTAAAGTATATATTCTTTTCCCGCTAAGAGGAGTATTGTGTTCACAGAAAACTCTATTTCCTCCATTTATTCCTACGGCGAAACCAGAAACTGAAGCGTCTCCAGTCTTAGAAGAGAATAAAACTTTGCTATTTACATTATCTCCAGTATCTAAATTTTGAAACACTACAAAAGCTGTCCAATCTCCATCTGCAACGGTTCCTAGTACTTTATATTTAGCGTTTGAATTAAAAACACCACTAACAATAGATAATGGAATAGTAGAATTATCGCAGTAAGCTAACGCTGGATTATTAGTATCGTATATTTTTCCTCCAGAATATTGGTTAGCTATGCCAGTTTGATTATTAAAAAAAACATATCCAGTATTGCTACTAGAGTCGCTTATCCCAGTGTAAGATGGAGATCTAAAATCGTAATCAATTTGAACGTCAGCTCTCTTGCTGAAAATCGTGTCTAAAAATCCAGATTTTATTATTTCGTTCATGTTAGTTTTTTAAGATTATTCTATTTGGGATTTCGCTGTCTTTTAGTTCAAATGAGAATGTTTTACTAGCGCTTATTTGAGATCCATATTTTAGATCTGTTCTTAGTACGTTGGCGCTAGAACTATTAGATACTGTAACATTAGAGCTTTCTTCTTGAACCGTATCTAAGTCTGATGGAGAGGCGATTAGATTTTTGACAAAGTTATTCACTAAACTAGTAAATATTGTGTCTTTGTTTCCTAGCAATAAGATTTCAGAAGATTGAGCGCCATAACTAGCTACTGTAGTATTTAAAGAAAGCTTTTCTCTTCTCTTGACATTCATGTCTACAACTAGATGTTTTAAAGAGTCATTGCAAGAAGACTCATAACTGTAAAGAGTATTGTAAGGACTATAATCTATGCTATAATCAGAAACAGCCAAGCCTAAGAATCTGTCTTTATTATCAAATGCAGCATTTATAGATATTGTTCCTAATTGTGGATTTGCATTTATCTCCATCGAAACTGGAGTAGCATTTAAAGAGAACAAAGCACTTGCTCCAAAATAATCAACATAATAATCATTCACAAAATCATAAATTCTTGGCTCAGATCCGTTGCTTCCTGCTGTTACTAGCTTTTCTAAATAGTTTAATGTGTCATTGTATCTTCTAGTGCTTGATCCTCTAGCCTTGATTTCTCCTCTTACTTGAATAGTAGATATGCTGCTTAAATTGTCTATGGAATGCTCTATCTGAGCGTCTAAATAGCATCCTCCATATACAAATTTATCATTAACTGAAGTATAAAACTCTAGATTGTCATAGGAAGCGTTGAATGATATCTTTCTACTTTTTAGGTCTTCCGATAGAGAGATTTGGATTGGATCTTTGCAAAATTTAAAACCATTTGGCTCTCCATACTTTCCTGATATTACTGCGTAAGGATTCAGGCCAGATAATTGAGATACCAAATCAGAAATCAAAGCCTCTCCAGTGGCTCCAGTGATGCCAGCCTTTATTTCTCCTTGTATATTTGCCGTAACAAAATCATCTCCAGCGCCAGAGCTTAGGCTAGTAGAATAAGAAGTTAAATAATAGTTGTTAAAATTATAGCCATTATTCGCTTCGGTATCTCCAGTGAATAATTTGAAACTATAAACCTCTTCTACTGAATAATTTAAGGCAAGTCTGTCTAGATTTTCTGATATGCTAACTAATACAGGAGTGAAGACTCCAGAAGTGTCAATGCCAGAAGCTTGAGGCAAATTTACTATATTTGATACACCAGTCCTAGAATAGACATAGTTTTTTGCATTATTTATAGCATTATCTATGGTTGTAGTAACAAAAGCTGAAGCTGCAACTGAGTGGTTTATAGTGCCAAATCCATCTTGGCCTTCTGAGATTCTTATCTCATCTCTTGGATTTAAAACTCCATATGTGCCAGAAAAATATCCAGTTAAACCAGATGGATAAGATACAAGCTCTACAGTATAAGGAACTACTTTATTATATGGAGCATCATCGAAGACCACTCTTTCAACAGAGCATCCAGAAAAACTATAAGCTCCAGAATACAAAGCTGAAGAGCCAGCAGATCCCGCAGACCCATTTGAGCCATCATAATAACCAGTAGTGCCATCTGGGCCTTCATAAACTGTTAGGGTCTTATAAGAACTAGCAAAGATATCTATGAGCCCAGTTTGAGCTGTATAAAGCGCAGAATAGTCTATTCCTGTTATTACTCCATTAAGGATTATCCTATGGACTAAGCCCCATCTATTTCCATAGCTAATAACTTCATCTGATAAAGACAAATAAGGAGTAGGGCCAAATCCAGAAACTGGGACTCTTTTGTTATTGTATTTTATTTCTACATCTGACATTTTACAAAACCTCCTTTTTAGCAAAAAACTTGTAAGAGAAATTTACTTTAATATTGTAGTTATTATTCGCGGACAATGTTAAATTATCTAAGAAGTAAGTAAGATCTCCGATCTTAAAAGAGAACCCTTCATTGAATATTTTTGTGAAGGTAGAGAGCAGCAAAGGATTAGCTCCAGAAACCAGATATCCGCTTGTATTTTTATTTATCATAGCAGAAGTAAGCAAATAATATATTTTTGCAAAAACGCTATCTACATTTGTATTTACTCCGGGGCTTGATCCTGCGTACAAAATATTTCTATCTACCTTGATGTCTAAAGAAATACTCTTAGCGCCTTCTCCTAGCTGTCTAGTTTGATAAATAACTTCTTTGCCAAGAGTTTTTAATGGAGCCGAAGTATTAGATCTAAGATTATAAGATCCGGGAATATTTACAGTAGAGAATCTATTAGTCGGCAAAGCTATATTTTCTGTTATGCTTACTTGCCTTACTAATCCTCCAGAAGCCAAATAAATTCCTGAATTTGAGTAGTTTTTTGTATAAGTTGTTTCTACGCCAAATTTAGCATGACTTAAAGAAGAGTTGATTTTTATCCCAGTGTAAGTTCCTGATCCAGCAAGTTTTGCATAGTAAGGAGTAATTAAGTCTTTTCCTAAAGTAGTATCATTATCTATAATCGATTTAATATCTGCAATAAAACCTGAAGTACTTAAGGGAAAAGATTTATTCTTATTGGTATAGTATTTTATTGATCCAGAAACTTGGGCGTCATAAATGCCTTCTGGGGTTCTATTCAAAGAAACTGAATAAGAATGTATGCGGGTGGATAAAGCGTATACTGGACTAGTAGTAAATCTAATTTCATACCCTATCTCTGGGCCAAACTCGCTTAAATCCTTGGATATAGAAACAGGATTACTCTGCAGAGAGTCACTTGAATTAAACTTAGGCAAAAGTTGAGCGAACTTAGAATAGTTCGTAGTAAAATACCTGTTGAACGCATCATTGCATCTGGAATACGAAGAGGATAGATTAGATTCTAATTTAGAGATAGCATTAGCTCTAGCGGATGAATAGTTATTTCCTTTTCCCTTTATTCTTGCTTTCTCTATTACTTCTATTACACCATTTTCGGCATAATTTATTTCTGTTACTATTGTTTCTGTAGTAGTTGAAGAGTTATTCGAAAAAACAATATAGTTCTTAGAGTATGAAAATGTGTAGTTTATTAGATCTATAGTTTGGTCGACTAATGAAGATCCATAATCAGAAGCAGATATTTGAAAATCAGTAGAGCTATAGAATGACCTAATAGAAGAAAGAGCATCTAAGCTTTGAGCGAAAAATTTATTAGCTATGTCTCTAGCTTCAGTTACTACTACAGAATCTGATGACTTATCTATGTTGTCATATCCGAATGATATGGTATGAGTTGCTGAAAAATTGCCATCTTCAGTTAGAGCGAAGGATAAATTTTCGTTAAAATTCTTTAACTTATACCAATTAGAAGACAAAGAAGAAACTGAACTTGGAAGATTGTTATTAGCAAAAGTCCCAGAGGAGTCGTCTTTTAGTATTTCTAATTGAATATTTATCTTAGAAAATCTGACTGAATTTTCATCAAAAGCTACAGAAGCTGGAAAAGCAAAACTTAAGAATCTTGCCTTTCCATAAGACTTATCATTTAATTGTAGATCTACGAAGTCTGTGGCATTTTCTAACAACAACTGGATTTGCCTAAAGTGTTCTTTGATAGGAACATTTGATTCTCTATTAGAAAATAAGCCCTGCAAAGATACAGTCTCTTTTCTTCTATAAGCAAAAGCTCCAGCCTTCTCGTTCTCCAGAGAGTAATCTAATAAAGTTATAACAGCAAAATTTATAGTAGTGCTGCCAAATTTTAGAATAGTCTCAGATGTAAAAGCCATATGTTATTATAGTATTATTTATTTGAATTTAGTGATTTTTGGTCCTAGAGCTGCCATCTCTTGAGGATATTTCTTAAACAGTAAGTCTAGAACTCCTTCCATTACATCATTAGAAGCTTCTGAGTAAGATCTATTGTCGTTCAAATAAACATTATTGCTTGTTTGAGGGACAGAGCCTCCAGCATAAGAACCCATTCCATTTTGCATAGCTTCTGTTATCTTAGATGTGAACTCATCCATAGAGAAGTTCGGAACAAAGCCTCCCGCAGCATAACCCAAAGCATTTTGCTGAGCAGGATTCAATATTGCATGAGTCTCATTTGGATTCTTTGGCTTCATTGAGTATCCAATTGGGCCAAACATTCTAGCGTAAACATCTTGAACTGGAGTTTCTATTTCTGCTGTATTTATTACTTTATCATCATATACAGAAGACATCATTGGGCTGGCATTCCTATATCCAGCGTAGTCTGGGCTATTTCTAATAGCCGACATCTCTTTGAGCGCTGAAAAATTAGGGATAAAACCTTTCGAGAAAAACGAAACTGATTTACCACTAAGTCTATTCGCATCAAATAGATAAGAATCTGGATTAAATATTGAAGATCCAGCGCTGTAAGAGTATTTCTTTTTCTCTTCTTCAAGATATTTTTTATAATCTTCTACAGTCTCGAAATCTTTTCGAGAGGCTATATTTTTAGTGCCATATTTAGATGCTGTGTCTGACATTCCTAAGAAATCATCTACCTCTTGCTCTAGAAAATTTCCAAATCTATATCCTAATTTGGCAACTGCAACTCCTGCGCCAATCCCGCCCATACCATATGTAAAAGCAGTTCCAGCTAAATCTCCAGCGGCTGCCAAATATTGATCTTTTCCAGCTTCCCCTTCAAAATTTTGACCAGTAAAAGCAGACAGGAATCTTCCTTTTGTTGTATCTCCAGAAGTTAATTGGAAATTATTATCTTTAGCGTTGTACAACTCTCTCGCAAATCCTAATCCAGCTCCGACACCAAATAACCGCTGACCCATTACAGCTTGACCAGCAATTGACGCTAGCCCAGCTCCGCCGCTAACTGCTCCTTGCAGTGTAGAATAAGCACCTTGCCCTGTTTTTCCTTCAGCGAATTCTTTGCCAGCTTGGCTCGCTGAACCAATTGCCCCAGCTATACCAAAAGCTCCACCAGCTATTTTCCCTAGCGTTTCTCGGCCGCCAATTTTGTCTACTAACGATTGCAGTCTTGCATTCTTTGCGATAACTGCTTCTGGTAAAGATGCTAAAGCTCCAATGCTAGAGAAAACTCCTTCTGTGTAGTTTCCCTCCTTAAGCTGCTGGTACGCTCCTAAAGCTCCGAACGCCACACCAGCAAGGCCTAACCCAACGTTGCCGATTTTGCCGAATCTGTTTTCTTGAGTAGCGGTAGCCAATTCTCTATCAGCTCTTCTAGCTTTAGAAGCTTCGACAATCGATCCTTCCGGCATTGCTTCTCCAGTTAGAGAGTTGTATTCGAAGCCTCTGTTCTTCGCAAAATTTCTCTTAGCTGCGGCCTCGTCTTTGGCTCTCTTCATTCTAAGTTCTTCTATAGTTGTTTTTTTCTCTTCTTTAGTAAGGCTAGGATTTTCATTTATCTCTTTTGTTCTTTGCAATACGAAGTCAGAAAAACTTATCCAATTTGGGCTCCGCTGGCTTGAGGGCGTTGCTTTTCCAGTAGCAGGATTAAATTCATACCCTACTGATCTATTCATTGTTTGATTTAATCGCTTTAAATCTGCAGCCGTTCCTTTTGCTTTTAGCTGATCATTTAAATTTGGCGCGGGATCTGTATTAGCTAAATAATCAGGAAGAGAACCAAAATTAGTGCCTTTTCTTTTCAGCAGGCTTGCGTATTCATTAGGGCTAACACCGAAAGTCTCTGAGTATATTTTGCTTTGTAATTTTGCACCTTGCTCAGGAGTTAGTCTACCTTCTGAAATTGCTTTATTAATTTCTTTTGTTACTGAATCAAATACGTCTGATCCTGTAGGATCAATAATTCTATTATTAAGATTAACTTTTCCTGTATTAGGATCAAATATTTTTTCAAATTTTCCTTTTATATCAGCTCTTGTCTTTTCGAAATTTTGCTTCTCTAGCATCTGATTGCTTACGTCTCTTACTTTTGATGCGAAAGGGCCTAGTTTTTCTAAGTAAGCTTCAGCCGCTGAAGTTCTTGTTTCTGGAGATATTGTTTTATTCTTTAATAATTCTTGATCAAATTTTAAAAGCTTCTCAGCTTCAAGATTAATATCTTTTTGAGAAAAATACCCTAATGATTTAAAACCGGTATCCAACAAATTCGACCCAACTTTTGAATATTTTCCAGCTAAATTCGACGTAACGTTTAAATATTTTTTAGCCATCTTTCCAGCAGCAGATCCTCCCAGCGCTGTGGCGAAGGAGCTAGCTTTAGCAGCGGCGGCAGCGGCGGCAGAATTAGCAGCTCCAGCTAAAGAAGCTCCAAAACCGCCAGATTGATTTCGCATTTTAAAATAATTACCACTGGGACCGGGGCCACTGCCTGCGCGAGCTGCTCCACGCCATCCACCAGCACCGCCACCAAACCCGCCACCAGCTCCACCTCCAGCTCCACCGCCAAACCCACCTCCAGCCCCGCCAGCACCGCCACCAAACCCGCCACCAGCTCCACCTCCAGCTCCACCGCCAAACCCACCTCCAGCCCCGCCAGCACCGCCACCAAGCCCGCCACCAGCTCCAGCCCCGCCACCAGCAGCTCTAGCAGCTCTAGCAGCCGTTGCTAAACCTGCGTTTATTGCTTGGCTCGCTTTCCTTTGCTCTGTTTCAGTTAATTTAGCGATCAAGGAAGAGCCGTCGTTTTTTACTCCAACTATAGTTTCGCCTTGAGATTTGTTCCATTTCTTAAAAGCTGATCTAGATCTTAAAATATCAGCAAAATTATCGCCAAGAATGCTTTTGGCCAATTGTGGATTAGATTCTAATAAGGCTTTTGTAGTATTAAAACCTGCAGTGGTATTTATTGATAAATCCCTAGTGGTTTGAGTGGGGGCTCCAAAAGACCCTGTGAATAAAAGCCCGGGACCAGCTTTTTTAAATAATGGGCTAGTACCTTCTAGATCTAATACAGTTGGTTTAATAAATTTAGGATCTGCAGGAGGAAGAAATTTAGGAACTGTAGGAGAAATCCTGCTTCTTCTTCTAGCTTCTTTTTCTTTTCGACTCGTTTCAAGTTTTTGGAATGTCGCTTCTTCAGCGGTCAAAAGCATACCTTGAGGCTTACTTCCCATAGACTCTTTATTAGCTAATCTAGGATCTAAAAGACCTGCCTCCAAAAACACCTGCTCTAAGGAAAGAGGGGCCAATCTAGGATCTAAAAGACCCTCTCTTTGTAGTATTAGATTTTCTAACGAAGATTGGTTTTTTAAAAACTGTGATGCTTCTGCTTTTTTCCTTGATAAAGACTCTTCAGGTGAATCTGCAAAAATTGATGACTTAGGAAGATTAGACCTAGAAACATTTGCTCTAGCCTCTTCCCTTAGCAGAGTCCTATATTGCTTTTCAAATGGACCCTTTTCCATCTGCTCTAATATTAATTCATTTTTAATATTTAGATTTTCATTTTTAATACGTTGAGCTTCTTGTTGCTCGGCTAATGATAAATATTTTAATCCTTTAGCTGGCGCGTATCTTCCAAGACCCTTTCCGAAAACAGACCCCCCGGATCTTTCTTGCTCAAATAAAGGAAGCTGACCCGTGCCCGGTTTGCTTTCGCTTGGCTTGAAAGATTGTGTAGCACTATCGTAAACTAATGGGATTTGTTTTTCTGGATTAAGTTTTTTTAATTTTATGGCTTCAGTTAAAGATTTTGCCTGCGGCCCTTTCTTTAAAGCCTCTACTTCTTTTTGAACGTCAGCAGCTTGCTTTTGTTTAATTAAAGATTCGTTTACAAATGTTTCTACCGATTTTTGAAATCGACCTTCTTTTGTTCTGCCAAGCATTTCTAATGGCAACAAAGATTGACCAGACTCTAATCCTATTTCTGGATTTACAAATCTTTTAGCGCGGCTTCTTATTAGCGCATCAGATCTTTGCTTAATTAATTCTGCATTTCGTTTTTTTTCTAGTCTTTTGCTCCTTCTTAGCGCATTAGATTCTTCCTTAATTAATTCTGCATTTCGTTCTTCTGCAAGTCTTTTAGCAGAATCTTTTGCTTTTACGGCACCTAATCTCTCAAAATTAGTGGCTCCGGGTTCATATATGCTAGAACTAGGATCAGCGCTGCTTTGAGCAAGGCTTGAAGAAATTAAGTTAGCAGCTTTGCTTTTAGGTTTACTAAGCTTTGCTTTGGGAGTTGATTTTTTAACTACTTCAGCAATTACTTCTTTTATTGTTTTTCCAGCTTCGGGAACTGCTTGAGCGATAGAAGGTTTAATCAATTCTGACTTAGCTTGCTCTTTTTTCGCTTCTTGAACTTTGGGAGTTTCTTGAACTTTGAGAGTTTCTTGAGCTTTGGTAGCCGTTTCATATTCTAACCCAGTTGTTAAATATATTGCAACTCTGGGAGTTCCTTTGGTTTTGGGATCTGGAAAATATCTATTCTCACTATCAAAATTCTTGGGGATAAACTCTTCTTTGGTAATTGCTTTTGAGCTTTGCGCTTGTGAAGCTAATAAATAAGGATTTTCGATAGATAGACCAGCCGAAGCAGCTAGTGGTTGAATTTGTTTTACTATTTGAGATAAAGAATCTTTAGAAATATATCTAAATTTATTGCCACCACTCTCAGACACTTCGCTTATAGCAGCAAGGACTTGTTGTTTATCAAATTTCTTTATCTCCTCTACTTGAGATACATCTGTCAAGGTTTGAATTAAGGCATTTTTAAACGCTTCTATCGCTTTTGGATCATCAGCAAAATTAGGAATAAATCCTCCAGAAGCTAAACCAATACTCGCCAAACCATTTGGCTCATCAACGCTATTAGTAACAGCAAATCCCATTGGATTAGATCTGTTCATTAATTTATTGCTTTGCTCTATATTTATTTTAGCAAAATTAGGAACGCTGCCTCCAATTACTGAAGCCGGGATGCCTCTTTGTGTTAATGCTGTTTTTTCTCTATTTACAGCGTCAGAAATTGCTGATTGAGAAAAATTAGGAATAAATCCGCCAGCTAAACCTAATTCAGCTTTTCTAGCAGCCCTTTCTTCTGCTGTGATTGGAGCGTTTCTATACTCATTTGTCTCAGGAGCATTTTTGCCTCCAATGATACTGCCAAGATCTAAATTTTTTGCTATTAAAGTAGCATTAGAAATTTCCATTCCTTTGCCAAATGCATTTTGGATAGCAGTATTTAATGGCTCTTGTAATTGATTTATTTGATTAACGAAAGAGTAAGTTATTGCATCTATTGATGGCGCTAGTGCTTTTTCTACGCTTCTTATTTGCTGATCTTCTGAAGCTTTTGCTTGCCTATCTAACGCGTCGGCTCTGTCAGCTTCGCTTAAAGATTCATCTATCAAACCTTTAGGAGTTAGTCCTAGCTGCTGCTCAGCTTGAAGTCTCGCTGTCTTATAAATCTCTCCTTGATTCATTGGGTTTAACTTGTTTTCAAGTTCGCCCGCTAAACCAAATTGACCAATATTTCTAGCAGTCATTGCGTCTTTAGACAAAGACTGCCTAATATCAAAAGCTCTGAGCTGAGTTAATTGATCAGCTATTCCTCCAAAAGCATTTTTGCCAGATTGTCCTTCAAAAAGCCCAGCGTATTTTTCTTTAAGATTAGTAGCAAAATTAGTTAGTCCTCCAATTTGAGTTTCTTTTGACCCAAACATAGAACCAAGTTGATACTGCAAGGCTCCTCTTTGAGTGTTTTTGAAAGCGTCTATTTTAGAAGAAGCATCAATAGAAGTCTTTATTCCTCCACCAAAAGATAGTCTTTCTTGAGGAGTCAAGGCTTTTAAGGCAAATTTACTTTGAGCTTCTATAATTTTATCAAAAGTGCCAGCCTTCTTGATTCCAGTTAAAATCTGAGTTGATATTCTTTGAAGCTTATCTATATCTTTTGATTGGGGATTAGATTTTTTTAAATCTGCAATTAGAGATTTTATTGAATCAGAGGCGTCTTTGCTGGGCCCTTTTGAGGTTATAGATTGGACTAATGATCTTAAAGCTGGGCTAGCAAGATCTTTTGATTCACTTGAAACTCTGCTAAAAAAGGTTTGTTTTTCGTTTCTATTTAAATTATATCTATCAATTGCTGCTTTAGATTCTATAGCGGCTCTTTCCCCAAAGTTTCCAGAGAATCTAGACATATTCTCTAAATATCCTCCTCTAGCTTCCCTTGAAGCGCTTCTTACAGCTTGAGAACTTTCGATAGAGCTTTGTAGTTCTATTAAAGGTTTTTTTATTTCTGATATTAAAGACTCAGCTTCTTTATTTAAAGTGACTCTCTTTTCTTGAGCTTTTAAGAAATCAATAAAATATCTAGTTAAGTCTTCTCCGCCTTTGCCTCCAGAAAAAACAGAGCTAGTTTTCTCAATTCCTCCTCGTTTAAGGAAATCATTAAAATTGGCAGCACTTAAAGACTTTATATCTACTTTTTCAGTATCTAGTTGTCCAGCTAACTCAGAGAAAAATGAAGTGATAGCCTTAGCGTCTCTTTTAGCAGTGTCTAATTCAGCAAAATCTAAAACGGTTTTCGAGACAGAAGCTTCTTTTTGAGCAGCGTCTTTAGCTGTCGCTAATGCTCTTTGTTTTTCTTCTGGAGATCCAGCGGATTTATATAGAGCAGCAGCTTCTGGATTATTTAAAGAAATCTTCTTTAATAAATCTTGTTCTTTTTTAGCTAATTTAATTAAGGCTTCAGGTCTTGCGTTTGGATCTGCGTATTGAGACTCTAGATCAGAAATAGTTTGAGTTAAATCTGAAATATTTTCAGTTAGCTTATTAAATCCATTGACTGCTTTGTCTCTAGCCTTTTCAAAGACTTGCTCTCTTACCCCTGTCTTCACTTGAGACGCTTGAGATAATAAAACTCCGGAAGTAACAGAGGCTCCTAATGCTCCAGTTACTGCTCCTCTAGCTCCTGCTTTAGAAAATCCACTAATTGCAGCCGCTAAAACATTAACCGCTGCTCCAGCCTTTAAACTAGCAGATATCGCTTCTTGATTATTTTCATTAGCAAATCCTGTTACTATGCTTGGCAAAGCAAAATAAATAGCAGAAGTCACCGCTGAACCAATAGCGCTCTCAAAAGCTGATTTTTGATTTAGACCGGTTTCTGTAGCATTAGGACTTCCGCCAGAGCTTCCTACTCTAGAGCTAGGCCTAGAAGCTGGAGTCATGAATCTTCCAGCAGCAAAATTTGGAATATATCCTGAAGCTAAACCACGAGGCGTTGGAGATTTAGCAGTCAATTTCTTTAGCTGTTCAAAACTAGCAGTCGCAAAAATAGATGGGTTTGCTAAAGCTGTATTAACTTTTGTTACGTTTTCTATTCCCATTCCTCTCAAAGCTTTAGCGTTAAATGGAGAAGTTAGGTTATTAGCTTGCTGAAGAGTGCTTGATGGCACAAATGAATTGCCCAGAGCGTTTACCTGAAGAATTCTATCTGCTCTAAAAGTTTTTCTTTGTCCGCTAGTAGTTCTGACAGAAATAGTATTTGTAGCTTCTCTAAATTCTTCCCATGACTTATATCCTTTTGGGGGAGGCTGCCCTTTGTATTCCTCTCTTTTTACAGCAGGCCCATATTGAACTTTGTATTTTCGAGGATCTAAATTTTCTACTACTCCATTTTCGGTTATATACTTAATGTTTGTGATTTTTTGAGCATTTTTTTCAAGCAGCGTTCTAAATCCCTGTGAAGAACTTATATTAAATTGCTTCCCAGCGAAATTCGGAACATTTCCTTTAGCATAATTAGGAATAATTGCAGTGTCTCTTCCTCCTGCAAAATTTGGAATAATTGTTTCT